CATTGTATGAATAACCACTGATTGTAATCATCCCACATGCTACACCAGCACAATACGAACAATTATAATATACTTTTTCAAAAAAATGTGCTTCTCCAACTAAACACTTGCCTGCTTCATATATGTCCAATCCATGTTTACGTTGTAATTCAATACGTTTTCCTTCTGTTAAATATCTTTCCATGAAAGCAGTCCATTCGGGCAGAAACTCTTCTTCAGTAATACACATTGAACGTGGTATCATTATAATTACACCAACTCATCTAATATCGCTCTTATTTTTTCCAATTTCTTTTCTTCTGACTTTACATCCATTATGCCTAAAAGTTCTTTATCATCAAACTCAAAATTTAACCAAAACTCATCAACATTAATGTTAGTAAGTTTTTTACCTTTGAATTTGTTTAATGTTTCCTGTAATTCTTTTCTATCCTTATTCATATTGGATCAATCCCCACATCTGAACGTAATAAATTTAAAGTTTCTATTACTGATTTAAGATACATTATTGATGTTCTAGTTTCATTATCAAATCGTATTCTCGTTTCAACTGGATTAGCCCTATTATCGAAATAATGTTGGACTATCCACCGTCTATCATTCTCTGCAAGTTTTAAACTTCGTTGCATTTCCATTTCTAATTTTTCCCATTGTTCTTTTTTCATTCCTTATTCTCCCTCTATTTTAGGTTCAAAGCATAATATAAACCCATACTCTTTTTCAAAGTATTTCTTTATTACCCTTCGCCAGAAAATGATATGTGCATTATACCATTTCTCATATGCTTCAAAGTCTATCATTTTCTACCACACCATACAGCGTATGCATATGTAAATATCTTTTCAAATTCCCTATCCTCTGGATGTCTGTGATGATATGATGACATTACTAATGCTATATCATTACCCCCTAATTTCTTAGTAATGTAATCAAAGCAATTATGACATATACCTTTCTTAAAAAATGGTGTACATGATTTACAGCATAGGCATTTCTCACTCATTTCTTACTCTCCATGATTTTAATTCGTGGCATCTTCCATCTTAATAATAAAATGAAACTTATTGGAATTGAAATAAAAATAAGTAAATCGATTAGAGTTTTCATTTCTTACTCTCCATGATTTTCTTAATGAGACTTTTATTTTCTTCATAACAAACTGCACAAAAAGACCTAGAACTCCTAAAATCATGACCACATCCATACACATCTATTTCTTTTAATTCAGATTCCTTTTTACATTTATCACAATATGTTCTAATCATTTCTTATTTTTTCACCTGTTCCGCGAACCAACAAAAAAGAAAACTCAATGGAAAAAGAACACTTGCAAGAATAAAAGTAAATTCATGTATATTAGTCGTTGTATGTGATAATAAAACTCCCATTATCATTCCAATAGGAAATTGAGAACAAATTGTTATAAATAACACTTCTTTAGTAGTTAATTTACTCATTTCTTTATCACCTTTGTCAAGTATTTTAAGTCATCTTCAAATAGATATATTGAAAAGAATCCTCTACCTTCCTGTTCACGGTATTTTTTGAGATATTTTGCTCCTTTTGTTATCAACCACTCAACCCCACATCTTGTAGAACAAAATTCCATATTCCTACTATCGCTATTATTACATCCCACCGAATTGAAGCTAAATGGATATCCCCTATAATTATCTTGTTTATCACTAATCTTTATTTCACAAGTATCACAGAATATATCTTCTTCTGCCCACTTGTCTACCTTATTACAAGTTTTACATCTTTCTTCGGGTTCAACTATTTTATGCATCTTTATTCTCCTCTTTCTTATAGGAATAGCTTACTTCGGGCAATTTATCTGTTTCTAATGTTCCTTCAAATTTCAAGTCTCCACCTTCAAAATACATTTTTGTTATTTCACCTATTTTCTTATTATCCTTCATTATTGGCTTTCCTTCGATATTTTCTCCTAATTCAAATGTTTCATCGCCAATTTTAATGAGCCCTTTTATCTTAACCTTTTTCACTAATGATCACTTTCCATTGTAAGAATTTGATAAACCCCTACTTTCTTCATCCACCAACTTACTGCCTGCATGAATTCAGTTTCGGATATCTCTTTATCGCTATCATTTGAACGATCATTATACCATGTTTCCAGATTAACACCATAATATCCATCATGAGAATAATTCCATCTTTCTACCTTGACCTGTGAATCTCTCCAATCATCATAAAATACTCGATAAAAGTTTTTCTTCTCATCATTAAATTCATATGTTCTATAATATTTGCCTACCTTATTCTGTAATGTTTTTATAATGTTTTGTTCTTCTTTATTTCGTTTTTCGTTATTTCTTCTACTTATAATCTCATTAGCTTTTACTATGATTTCGTCTTCTTCTGCGGTCATTCTGGCTCCTCTAGTGAAACTCTTCCACATGTTCTACAAATAAAACCAAAGTCTGGCTCACTTGATTCATATGGTTTGTTATGCATACTCATACCATCATAGCTTCCACAAAATTTACATTTATTCATATCTTAAACCTCACATTATCTCCCATGAAGAAACAAACCAATGTTGTTAATAATCCTAATGCACTCATGCTAGCACCTATAGCAAAAACAAACATATGACCTATACTTGCATTTATGTTACTTACTACTGATAACCACATTACAGTTCCTATTAGTGCAATTATCCCCGTAAATTGATAATCCTTAATTGGTACTTCTATCATTTTTCATTATCGCCCAAATATTCTTTAAGTATTTCAAACAATTTTAATGCTTCTTCTATCTCATAAAGAGATAATCGATATAAATCCTGATGTACATATCTTTTTGCTCTCTTTAAACGTTTTTGCATATCACCTATTGGATCTTTAAATTCATCCAACCATAATTGAGTTAATGATTTTCCTTGTACATTATGATATTCTGCGTGATCTGTTGCAACATATATTATTGAACCCTTTTTTAACTTAATTTTTCCTATTTTGGGAATAGACAACAATGAATTTCTTGATATTCTTGAATGTGATATTTTCTTCTTTACCATTTCATTTATTGAGTTGGATAGATAATATATACTAATGCTTTAGTATCATAAAACCACCGATCTTTATATACTATTGTGATAATTTGATACTAAAATATTAGTGAGCGTTTTTTACATGGTGCTCGCCCATGGATTAAATGATGGATTCAGATTACCTTAACGGCTTGGAAAAGGCTTGAATCTAATATAATGTAGTAATGTAGGTAATATAAATTAATCGTTGCCGACAGTTACCCAATGAAACCCTTGTTTAATTTTCGATCCTTGCAAACTATAAATAACTGAGATTAACGAATCGCTAGGATGTGAAAATTGTTTCCGAGCAAAAATTCTTTTGTCAATTTCTTCTTTTTCTAATTCTTCTGGCAAGTCAACTCTAACTAATTGCACCCAATCATGGAATATGAAATCTATTTGTGATCTGCTGTCTGGATGATTTGGTATCATAAACCTTAGTCTTTGATAATCCTCAACAAATGGATTGTCTGGATGTGGTACGTATTCTTCCATAAAGTCTATGAATTCCTGTATAATTTGTGATTTGTCTAACTTAATGTGTGGATTTTGTTTACCATGTTCGTCCTGTTTCTCAGTGAATTCCATTAGTGGTTTTGTTTCGTCTCCTATAGTTCTTGAACCATAAAATTTATTTGCACCTACTCCCGCGAATTTAACTCCTGTTTGTCTGTTATAACCACCTTCCTGTATGATCATTACTTGATTAGCTCCATAACCAAGATCTCCTATTCCTATATCACATTTTGCCGTTTTAAACATCCAATTAATATATTCGGCTTGGTCTAATTGATTTTCCTGTGGTCTTGGCTCAAGAAGAGCTAATTGAATTCTATGTGTACTTGTCTGCAATTTATCGGATTCTTTTATTTTCCATGTAATTAAAATTGATATAACAGTTTGTGACGGACTGCCAGAACCAAAGTCCACTCCCATTGAAATAAATACTCTGTCTCCATATGTATCCTTAATATCTCCTATTTGCTCTGGAGTCAATAATTTCATGTAATAATAATTCTTCATACATGCTTCTATCATTTCGTTTGTAATTGGTCTTCTTTGTGCCTTGTAGAATGATCCCAATACGTGAGAAGTATAAAGTGCTCTATTCATATGTTTTCTCTTATATTCTATTGAGTAAATTGGATCTACATCATAATCATTAATTGCTGATTCTATTGTTAATGGAATAGATGGAAATATATGTTGTGGTAAATAATATCCGTGCCAATGTGTTGCTCGTGGATTTGTTACTTCCCAATGTCCACGCAATACTTCTTTCAAGTATTCGCCTATAATTAATCCATGTTTTTCTTGTCCTCTGTGATTCTTAACTAGTCCAAACTGCAATTTCTCACGCCAATTAAGATCATCATATATCCATTTTCGTTGATCTGTTCTACGCCATAATTCTTCATAAGGTGATCCACTTTCTCCACCAATTCCTAATACTGTAATCTTACCCATGGTTTGTGTCATTGTTAATGTTACTTTGTCAAAATATTGTATATCTTGATATTGTGCTTCATCTAACATAACATGATCTAATGATTTACCTTCTACATGCCTGTATTGTCCATGATCTGTAGTAATGTATATTGTGCTACCATTCTTTAGCGAAATTTCCCCCACGTTACCCAAATCATGCCTTGGAAATTGTTTTAGTATTGGATTTGGCTCAAATGTACCATATTGTAATTTCTGCCTTGAAAATCCTGCCTTATTCACATCATCAAAAGTAACGTAACAAACTTGAGACTTTGGAAAAGCTGTTGTTTCATGTGCCAATATATCGGTAGTATAAGTAGATTTGAATATTTGTCGCCCACCTATAATAAACTTATGTGTATTGTTATCCCTGTAAATGTCATCCCAAAATGGTGCTATTAGGAATGAACGTGGTCTTCCTTCAACAAATGGTCTAGCTTCTTCTATCCACTTCATTGGATCCATTGGTAATGTTGGTAAATCTACTTCCGAAGATGTTATTTTTTCAAAGTCAGAGTAAAACTTATCATCTATGAATTTTTTATTCATTTCACCGTGCCTTTGATTTTTTCCAAGATTACTCCATGTGCCTTTGAATTGGTGTATGTTGGCATTAAATCATTCAACGCTTTAGCTATTGCTATTCTCTCGAATATATCAGTTGTGGCTTGAAAACTATCGTATAATTCCCTAATCATGACTTCATACATATTAGATACTTTTAGCATACTATAGGCAAATCCATGCTTTATTTGTTCATTTGACCATAAATCTGGATATGTTATCTTTATCCACCTTATGTCCCTTGTTATAGTATCCCTTTCTACCTTTTCGTTTTCGGCAAGTGCTTCATGGGTTAGCCTAACTGCAGGCGGTACGAATAGATTAGCAAATACACGCATTCTTCTATGGTATATCTCCTGTTCTTTAGGAGTCATGTTTTCTACATCTATGGTAGTTAGCTCCATTGGTTCTTGTATTTCGCTCATTGTATATCCCCTTTATTTTGCATTATTCTCGTGCCTGCATTGCATGATTTAGTTACCATATAAGCATATATTACCTTTTAGGCACAAAAGTTGTATAGGAGGGTGTATAGTATTAGCTCAGCCTAATTATGACCACATGTGGTCGGAATAAGCTGACCAATATCAAGAAAGCTGACCACTTGTTAACTGTTAACTCCATTAACTGTTAATGCGATTAACAATAAACTTATAGCCTATAAAGTTATTGCTTCTTAACGAGCACTGAATCTATACCATTTACATCTTATGCATAGCCTTAGTTCTCTTTCAATGAATTCCTTCTTATTACCTTGAAAACTCTTCCTTATGTATAGTTGCTCTAGTGTTATTTCCACTATTCCCCCGCAAATTGGGCATACTCTCGTAATCATATGTTACACTTTAAAGAGTATTTAGTCTATTTACGGATACCAAGTATATAAAGGCTTGTTAATTGATAATATTTCCATTTATGGTTACTTAGTATATATACCATAGTTTTGCCATATGGCATCCTATCATGCCTAATAAGTCGCCATTTTGCACATTTCGCGACTCATTATATAAAGAACCATGTATTGATATTTTTTAATTATATAAAGAACTGACTTGTACTTCATTGGTGATTATATAAAGAAGTGTCTAATAGTGAACCCATTCCTCTCATTGGGATAAATCCTTTGCCAACTCTTTCGGCTTTTTGGCGATGCTCCGATTCATAGTTGAAGTAAGAGTCTATGGAATTACTCACTATCGATATATTATATACATAATGTGTAATATAACTATTTCGATTGGTTGTACTAATAGTGCAACTAATATATAAATTCTAGTGGATGAAAAATCGAGCTTTTTCTGAGGCATGATTCTTGAAAAAAAAGAGAAAGATTTAGCCGAATAGTTTCTTACCTATTACAAAGCCAAATGCTACTAGTTGTGCTCCAATGAGTACAAACAATGTATTAGCATCGCTTACTACTCCTGTAGCCAATCCAGCTAATCCTAAAGCGGTTGTTGAACCTATTAGGGCTAGTTCAGTATTGTTGTTACCATTTGTTGCCATGTTATCGTTATGTGATTAACAGGGTAATTTAAACCATTCGTATTGTTATATCATGGTCATTTACGTCATTCACGGCTAAAGCACGGGGTTCTATTAGATATTGTTTTACGAAATATGCCTTTTTTGGTTGTGTATCCCCTTTTGCTATAAATTGAACTGTTTTTAAATTGTTCTCCGCTATTATTATTCTCAATAAATCTGGAGTTATTTGAATTATTTTGTTGCCAGTATGAAAAACCCATAATGATGCTTTTGTTGTAGATAAAGCACTTGGTTTTCCATTGAATGATTCTTCAACTACAATATTCCCACTTTTTTGTGAATATTGATCAGACTTTACTTCTATTCCTTTTTTTAATGATGGAATGTATATGTCCCAATCTTTACAATAACCATCTACCGTGTGTGCATCTGGATATGTTTTTTTAACTATGTTTAATACTGTTTTTTCTATTTCCTTTCCGCCGATTAAATCTCTACTGAATGTTTCCATCACATCTTCTTTATGTATGGTTTGTGCAGTGTTTCGTTTGCTATATGTGTTTGCTTCAATACTTGGGCTTGAGCTTCTGTCTCACATGCCCATGTTTTATTACAGTGTTTGTAACAATTTTCCTTTTTATTATTGTGGCAATGGATAGCACATACTTCTTTATGAAGACATTCTTTATCATCTTCGTCATGTATACATTTTACTACGTAGTGTTTTTCTGTCATATCACTATTATAGGTTTTTGCCGTAATATAAACTATTTTACCGCGTCTTTGATTTTTTGGAATAAGCCTTGTTCGTGTGTTCCTTTTGCGTAAATGACATAAATTTTTGATAAAGTCTTACCTTCTGCTTTTCTAACCACACGCCCGATACGCTGAACTATGGTAGTTTCATTCTTATTGCTAGCCACTATGATTCCGTGTCGTATGTTTGGTACATCATAACCTAAGTCTAATGTGTGAACTGTGCCAATTACATGAAATGTTTTACCAAAGTTTTCAAGTATTTCTCTTCTCTTTTTCTTCCCCGTTTTTGCTGTAATGAATTCAAAACAATCACCCATTTTTTCCTTGAGTAATTCTAATGTCTTTGTTCTTTCACAAAATATTATGGTTTGTTCACCATTGAAGGTTTTTACTAATTCTAATACTTTATCTGCTTTTTCATGATTATATTCCATAAGAAGCTTTCTTGCTTGAACTGTTTTAAACCACATTCCTGCTTCTCTTACCCGTCCAAGCATTCGTTGTATATCTCGCGGATTTGATGTACCTAATGCATCACTTAAATTTTTAATTGCATTACTGTATTCATTGTAAAGTCTTTGACTTTCAGGTGAAAGATTGACGCTATGATCTTCAACTACGACTGGAGAAAGATAATCATTGTTAATGGCATCATTCAAATCTATTTCGCCTAATACTGGACAAGTTCGTAGAATTGTACCAAATCGTTCATAATTGAATTTATCCAAAGTAGCGGTTAAACATAACATATGCAAGCCTTGATCATCAGCAACTTTCATTATTTCACTGAATTTCTCAGCATAATCAGAAGCCAAATGTACTTCATCAAAAACAATAAAGTCAAACTCATTGATAAGATGTAATTCATTACTAATGCTTTGATAAGTTGAAACAATTATTGGTTGCTCTAATTCCTTTTCAAGTGAATAATATGAGCCAGCAATTAAACCATAACCCCTTATTCGTTCAGTGGTTTGTTCTACTAATGTTATTCTAGGAGCAAGAAACAAGATTTTAACTTCTTTTCGTTCTTGTAAGTATTGTTCCATGATTCCTATTGCTATTTCGGTTTTGCCCGTTCCTGTTGCGAATAAAAATGTCCCCCGTTTGTTAGCATTAAAGAACTTGTCTTTTGCATCAGTTTGATAGTCACGAAGATTAACACTCATGAAGTTATCCCATTCCGTAAAGTTGCAATCACTTGATCAAGTCGTTCTTTTGCCCGTGCTGGTCTAAAATCAACAATGGCTCCAATCTCTCGCAATTCCTTGATCAAATCTTGTGCTTCTTTTTGATTCATATTATACCTATATACTATAGGGTATATAAACCCTTGTTTGTACAAAATAACAATTATTCATGTAATTTTCTGTCTGATTCAAAACACTCACAAGGTATATTAACAACATCGAATGAACAATCCTCCTTAATTCCTTTTATCTGTATTGCACTTTCTGGAATAATTCTCATACAATCCTTATGCCTTTCTTTTACACAAAACCAGCATTTCATTGTATAGAATACCCACCTTTCTTTAATGTTATGTTTAATCCAGTTGCAACTTTCTCTGATGCTATTAACTCATGACCATTTTTGTGAGCCCATCTTATTACCCATTCTTCCGAGTTAAGGTCATCTGTTAGTATTAATACAGTATCACCGTCTTCCATTTTACTCATTTCTATTTCTATTTTAAACAAAGTCTCTGGCACAAAAAGCCCACGCAAGTCTAGTTTTGTTTGTTCAGTCATGCTATTTTCCACTCTTTTTTCTTTGATATTTGTTGACAATGAGGACATATTAACTTTGTTTCATTCTTGATATAGCTTTTACGAAGTATTCTTGCATGACTGAGGTTTTTTAAATCAAGATAGGCTTTTTCTATACTTATTTTCCCATTTTTTACCTTATCCTGTATTTCAGTACTTGCATGTTCCATTATGTATACTGATTTTGATACTGTCATACCATTTACTCCTATCGTTTTTCCTACTATGTCACCTACATTTCCTCTTTTTATGCCGTTATAATCTTTATTACCATAATGTCTTTTTAATGCAAGTGCTTTTTCCATAACATACATGTCGTACATTAATCCTACTCGTTGAAATGCATTCAGATGTCTTCTTCTTACATTGCAGTTTATTACATATCTTTTTTCCTCTTCTTTTGTTGCAAATTCTTGTATTCTATATTTAACTTCTATTCCAAGTTCTTGACAAATTTCATATCTTGTATATCCATCTAATATGAATCCATCTCTATTAATTACTATTGGATCATGTTGTCCGCGTAGCATTATATCTTCTTTTAATGCCATACGTTCTTCTTTTGTTGGTCTTGGAACTAATACTAAATACTCTTCCTTTACCTTAATTATTATTTTTGGCATTTTCTCTTCAACCTCTTTCTAATCATTGAGTATAATATAAATGATACTTGAATAATTGATACTATTTCAATCAAATCCACACCGTATAAGAGCCAATCTAATACAGGATTTACTCTAGAAATTTGTCCCCATTGTAGATAAAGGTCAAGATTCCAAATCATGTGTGGGATTTGAATTATTTGAATAATTGCAATAATAATTACTGAACCAAGTACCTTATTTTCGTACCAGTTCCAAAAGCTAGTCCAAGCGTTCAATCCAAACCTTATCCAATGATTCTTTTCGCCAAAAGCTTTGTTTTGTAAAGTCAGTGATTAGTTTATTATTCTTATATAATTTCATAGATGCACCACTCATTTTATGTATTTCTGCACTTACCTTATCTGTACCATTTAATACATTAGTTCCTACAATCATTAAAACAATTACAACTTCATCGTCATATCCACGCCATCCACATGATAAATATAATTGAATTTCGTTCTCTTCTTCGCCGGGATTTGGACTGTTTGCATCCTTATAGACTTCACAATATTTGTATGGAAATATCTCAGAATTCCAATCAGGTGGAAGAGTTACTACTTTTCCTTTATAAAGTTCAACTAATTTCCATCCATCGAGATATTTTTTTATTCTTGGATCTATTCTATCCAAATCTGTTTGTGTAAACTTCTCTTTAAATATAGAAAACGTTTGTTTAACCATCTTTGTTCACTTTCATTTGACAAGACAAACATATATTCTTATAGGTAATATTTGTTTCTTTTCCACATTCTGCACAATACTTAGTCAAAGCTAATCATCTTTTTTCAATTTTTTGAAAATCTATTCTGCACTGCGGGTGTGTATAATGAAGTGGTAAGCATGGTTCATTACATATAAAACATATACCACCACCTTTAGGAAGTTCGTTATTCATCATTAACCACCACCTACACGATATGTACCCCATCTATTTTTATGGCATTTACATTCACAGCTTACTGGTTTATTACAAAGATTATGCATATCATTGTTACAATGATTAGTAATCATAAAAGTGTATAACACTAATAACATTTAAAGATTAATTTGATGAAAAAGATTTATATCTACCATGTTGATTCGGGATTATTAGAACATCCTTTATCAGCACAATCTAAATGAGCACCACAATTTCCACAAAACAAATGACAAGTTTGCATATTCCACATTTTTTTACCACATTGTGGGCATCTCTCAGCCAAAGTGACCTAACCTTCCTTTTCCTTCAATATCTTCTTCTTTTTCAGACATTTTTACAATTTGTGTTATCATTGCTCTTCCTGCCAGATATTGTTTCCATGACTGGAGTGTTTCTAGACACTCGCATGAAGGACATTTAATTTTTTCTGTTTTTAACCAGTCATCAACTGACTTACCTTTTTTTATTCCCATTACTTTAACTGCATCACAATTCATACAACCTACTCTTGCTTCATAAAGAGTGGGATCTGTATTTTTTTCGTGGTTTAATATCATTGTGCCTCTAACATTAAGGAATGAACTTCTAGTATATTATTCTTTATTTCGTCCCATGTTTTTCCTTGAGTTATGGCATGTAATTCTTCACATTCTGCTGAGTACCATCCATCTTCACCTTCTTTTATTATGTATTCATAACATTCTAATTGTATTACTGGTACTGGATCTCCTTCCTCTAAAATAGGAAAAGATATTCCTTTCGATATCAAATACTTATGCGGTATTGTTTCCAAGTGATTCATCTATTATTGATTCTGCTTCTAAAAGGTCTTTTGCCTCAGTTTTACTATCATCTACATTTATTACTTCTTTTACATCCATTAATCCTGTATTTTCTTTTTCCTTTTGTTCTTTGATAATATAATGGGCAAGTTGTTCTTGAAGTGCTTTTACCTCTTCTTCTAACTTTCTAGATATTTGCATAGATTTACTTAGTTCCATATTACTTTTGTATAAACACTTCATAAGTTCTTTGTGAGAATGTCCTTGTTTAGATGAACCCTTACCTAAAATTTTGCCATCCCAACCACAAACAGAGTTTTTTATGTTTCCAATAATGGAACCAACCATTTAATCACTCTTTTTTGTTTTCTTTTTTTCAGTTTTAGTAATGTGAACCATCGTATCTACAACGCCTATAGTACTTTTCAGATCAATTCTATGTTGAATCAAATCAACCACATAAACACCAATTTCATTGGGTGAAACAATTTCTACTACTTCACCTTCTCGTGGAATATATGGTAATCGCTGTTTCATTTGTGGTTTTCCATCAATTATAAATACAGTTGCCATAAAGTAGTTATAATGAAGTAGTATTTAACTAATTAGTCAAATGTAGAATCCATGGCATGATCAAAACATACATAATGAAACAAACCACCTAAACCAACCCTATTGGTTGCTTTTTCATTGCAAAATCTATTACAACATTTCAATTTTTATCGACCATTAGTACAATTTGGATGTCTAGTTATGTGTTCATCGCAATAATATTCGATACATTCATTACAAACATTTATTGCTCCACGATTCCATTCTTTTTCACAAACTTTACAATAGACTTCTTTTATATGATGTCTTGCTCCTAATACATCGTCCCTTGTTAGTTCTTCGGCTTTCTTTAGTTGTCGTTTTTTAGTTAAATCTTCTCCTTTGAATCTTGGTCTAATGTTCCATTCATCTATTTCCCAATCCCGCCAGTCTTCACTACCCATTACTTGTTTAATGGATTGCTGATATTTAACCATTCTAATCTGTTCTGTGCTTGTGGTCTTTTTGTCTTTACTAACGCAAATGCATCTTCTAATGTAAGACCCATTCTAGTGTGTAAGTACCATGTTAATGCTAACGGACTTCGTTCCATCCCAGCCCCACAATGAACCATTAGCCTTTCTTTTGCGTCTATATGGTTTTGAATAACATGTGCAACTGCGTCTAATTGTACTGGTAATGCTCTATCAACAAATCCAGATATTTGGTAATTGGTATCATTTCCATCTTTATCTTTCATGAATGTTTTTTCAAATCTTAATGCCAGAATAGGAATATGTAATGCATCTACTGGTAGTCTTTCAGGTCTAGTTTCTAAAACACATAATAAGTTACCATCCCATACTAGAGCGTCCTCTAAATCACCTATCCATATATCATGAATTATCTGATTAGCTGGCATACCTTATCTGCCATTAATCTCTATATAACCGTATTGTCACTTTATAAAACCATATCTCTTTAAACAATCAACACAAATTACTCCAAGAGCTGATGCCTTTTCTTTTCTACATAGCCTACATGGTAAATCATAATCTGTTCTTTTGCCACTATCTTCCAATGCTTAGTTTAGCCTAATCAATAATATTAACTTATATGGTGATATAGTAGAATAGACGGATGGTACTTACGCCCTATCAGCGAATATCCTACCTTATCACCAAAAATAAATTATATTTACTCCTTTATAAACATAATGATAATAAAAAAAAGAAAAAATTAGAGTATTACCTACTCTTTACTTATGCCCTTGCAGACAAATAGGCTCCTATTGCACCTGAACCTACAAATGCACCAACAGCTAGCTTGATTAATTCAAGTTCTGATTCAGTCAGATCTGTACCATAGACAAACGATTTTAGGAATGTTACTACAGCTATGACTAATGGTGTTACGGTGACTAACCATGATTTGCTTACCATAGACTTGACTTCTTGAATGTAGTATTTAAACTTAAACTCACGCTTAGCCGTGCCTGATTATGCTCCAACAAGCATATTTGCGACTCTTTCGAATATACTAACCATATATTGCCCAGTCATCATGTCCATTATTCTATCTGCTATTCCGTTTTGAAATACATGATCCACTCCTTCTTTTAATACTCTTTCTTCTACCACATCTATTATTTTGAAAACTGTTTGATTTGCTAACTGTGTGGTATCTTCTCCAGAATTTATTCCACTTAATACATCTGGCATAATGCCTTTAACTTCATTAGGAACCATAAAATTCCATAAACTAAATGCGTTGTCAGGTGTTGGGTTTCTTATTATTGTGTTAAAATCAATCATCTTTTTTACCAAACTCCTTGTTTTCTCTCATATAAGCCAATTCTACTTCAGACATAGTACGAGCACCAAGATAATCCAAAGTATATTGAAGTAAAACCATATGAGAACCACCTGAATGATGTTGACAATTAACCCAATGAGACATTTCATCTGCTATTTTTTGTGCTTTTTTGCATTCTTCTTTTGTAAATGGTTTAGTTTCATTTGCTAACCACAATGCATATGTATGAAACCAATTCTCTTTTGGTAAATGAGCCATTATCGATTTGGCATTTCCAACCAATCCTTTATATAATGTTTCAGTCATGGATGAAGACCTCCCATTTGGACGACTTTGATACTTCCATATACTACCGCTCCTAGTATAATACCCAATAAAAGTGTAACCTTTAAGTCGATTTTTTCTTCCTTCGGCTTTCCATTCATTATAATAAGTTAATGAATAGGTAATATATACTTATAATATTCACCACTGATTAATTGATTTATCATAAAGTTTTGAAATTTCTTACATTTAATAACCCATTTCTTCCCATGTCCCTTTGTTCTATGATGTGCTAATTCATGAACTATTAACAACACGTAGCCAAGTGTTCCATTTACATAATATCCAGTTCCTCTTTTTTGCCTACCAAATTCGTATTCACTATGCCAATTTCTACCATTAATAAGAAAGTTTTGTTTACAACAAACTCTGTGAGGTTTAGTATTGTGAAAATGAGCAAATGAACCACCCAAAGAAGTATTATTACAAAGTCTTTTATTGGAAGTAAAAGGTACAATAGAATTTTGTTTGATTGCAAATACTTCGTTAGGAAATTGTTCTTTTACCATATTGGTGATTTTAAAACAAATTTGTAAACCTTTTTGAACTTCAGGTCGATTACTTTTTGTTTTCATAATTATCTTATATACTATGGGGTATATAAATGCTTGTTTGATATGATAGATGTGGCTGGGTAATTACTCCAGTCCTCTTGTCTATGTTAAGGTTTTATTTGTCATCCAAGTATGCAAATTCACACTACCACATCTATTATATAATGTTGCAGAGCCTAATAAATTTTCTTCGGATAAGGACACCGCATTTGACACGCAGTCGTTCTCTGACTCTCTCACAATTTACATTACATGAGGTTGCTTATAAAAATAAAAATAAAAAGAAGACTTAAATTAGTCCGTCTTTTTCGTATTTTGCTCGTGTTGCTTCGTAATCTGCAAGTTGTTTCTCTTTTAGTGCAATAGTAGCATTAATGTTTTTTAATGCTTTGTTAATGAATGCATCATTAAGACCTTTTCCTAAATATTTTTCAGTTTTTACATGTTCTTTCTCTAAACTTGCTATATTAGCCTTAATAGTCTTAATCTGTAAGTCTATTTGCTTTCGAGTTCCTGCTTTTGCTCTTTCTGAGTGAAATGCCATAATAATTAATGGATGTAATTAGTATATAACTTTTTAAAGCTTTCTTCGCCCAGTTCCTCTTCCAGTAGAAACATATCTGCCTTTTGAGGCTTTCTTTCTGTCAGTGCCTTTTTTCTTTTTCAAGTCTTTTACTTTTATTTGCCCTGTTCCTCTATTTACTGATACTGACGCTTCGTCATCTAATTTATCAAGTGATTTATCTAAGAACTTTCTAAATTCCTTACCAGTCCAATTTTCAGGGTTTTCAGATAGTTTGCTCTTTTTGGTTCCTCTATTTGCCATACTATCCTATAACATATCATCCTTATATAAATTTAAAAAAATGAAATTTGCAGATTCTACATCTGCTCACGATTAGCCCTTTTGTGTTCTTTATTTCATATATTTGGTGGCTATGTCCTCGTGCTTTTCTTCGCACATATCGGCGATATCGTAAAATTTGTCGCTTTTTACGAGTGTCGGTATATGGTACTCTTGTATAAGGCATTATGTATGACTCATACTTTTCACATAATTACTATACAGTGGTTCTATTTAAATTGCGTGTTCTTAAAGTGGCTCAGTTTATCGAACAATCTAATACCTTCATCACCACTACACGTTTGATAAAGCCACCACGACTTCAGCTTTATCAGGTCATTGGGTTATTAGCCCTCATATTGAAACCCCTTGAAAGTCCTACATAGTATAATGTATTACTTGTATATAATTGTAATGATGTGCCCCCTATGTGTAGTATCTTGTGGATTATATGCTACCAATTTTTTACAAATTACACATTCAAGTTTTAAATCTTTAGATTGAAGTTTATTGTGTATACGTAAATCTTCTACATCTTTCCAAAAATTATCGTCATATTTCAATTTTACTTCTTTTAAATCAAATTTCTCTAAAAATTCTTTAAATCTAATTTTCTCAACATCGGCGTTCATCACACTTTGAACTTTTTGTTTTATCACTACATCTGGCAGTGGGGGAAATACCGATGTTTGATTAAAATGATTTAGATATGATAATAATCCAGCATCTTTTAAACCAAAACTATGTCTCATCGCTACCCCAAGCGTGTATACACTATAATCTCTTTCTCCTTCTTTTACACCTTTTAAAATTTCAACAACTCCTTTCTTTATACGTTCTGGATTGAACCCATGATTCGATAAACTATTAATGAAACCATCCAAGTCTATATCCTGTATATCCAATGTACTTGAAATTATTTTATATTCTTTACCAGTCTCTGGATTAATTGAACCCGGAATTAATACGTAAGTTCCTTGTGATTGAATGTCTATACGTTGACCTTTATCATTTATTAATCTTAAGCTTTTTTCTGGCAACTTTCCTTTTGGTTTAACACATACGTGATATCCTTTTCCAGTTTCAACTATTAATGTTTCATTTTTTCTTTTTTCCCAGTCATCAAAAACTTTTGATAACTCACGATCATCAAGGTCTATAACCACTAAATTACCCGATGATTCACCACAAAGCACTGCTCCATTTTGCCCTTCTTTAATTTCTATATTACACTTTTCAGTTTGATATATTTTCCAACCACGCTTACCAGTTTGTGGATTTATTGGCATGTTTGTTTCATCTGGAAATTTAGACTTTGGTTTAAGTGGTATTACATTTAGTCCTTTTTCCCTGTAAAGCTTTACAAATCCTTGAATCATATTACCACATTTATGTTAAGCCTTAATATAAATTGATAGGGCTCCACGGACAGAGGCACCTATCTGACAATGAAATCACGGAAAAATTCCCTAAACCGTTGTCCGTGGTCAAATACATATTACCCCAAGTTACAAAACGATATGATGGTCGCTTGTCTTGGGAATATGTATCATAAGTAGTTACTAATTACATAATATAAATGATTAGGATCTTTTTACTCTGTCTAAGATTTTTACCAATACATGCCATAATTGGTCATCTGCTTTATCTTTATAATGATCTTTCATCCATTCATTGCCATCTTCTTTAGATTCCTGTTTAATGTAATCTCTAAGTTCTGCTATTAATCCCAATTCTATTAAATCTTCTAAGTGGTACTTGAATAAATCGGCAGATAAACATATTTCATCACTATAGTTTTTTCTAATCATATTATAGGTTTTTGTACCACCAATCATGTACTGTAATTGAGATATAATTGGTTCACCTTTTTTAAGTGCATGAAATATAATTCTTGTTATTCTCTCTCTTGCAAGTCTTTGTGTATCACTTTCTTCTTGCCATTTTCTATTACGTTCATCAATCAAGTCTTTTGTTTCTGGATAAATGGTTAAAAGTTTTGTTTTTAAGTCGGAATAATCTCCACCGCTTTCATCTTCAGCAATTTCAATAGCACCAATAATTGAGTCTACGTCTTCTGTTGTTAATGTTTGTTTCATATCATGGGTATGTACTAAGGGGTATATAAACCCTTGTGTGTAAAGTTGTACAAAATAAAGTTTATATTTCCTATTGTTCTTATTAAAAGTGCTTGAAAGTCACGCAGTCATTGAGACTCCTAACAAGTATAAAAAAAGGAAAAAACTGAAATGCATTGAAGCCTTGAGGCAGGATTCAGCCACCAAAAAATAGCCTCATTTACTTTTTACGAAATACCCATATTGGTTCACAAAATATTCCTTCTTTATGAGTATTCTGATTTGGTCTTTTAGCCATTCTCATTCCTATGGCATCCTCATATTCAGCACCCTTTAAAGTAGTTATAAACTCATTCATGGGGTCACATATTTTTTGTACCTTATGATGACCATATGCATCAGAAACATTAATTAAAAGAATTCCATCTCTTTTTAACGCACCCCACGCCTTTTCTATTGAAGTAAACAAAAACTTAGTAAGCCAATCATCCAATGTTTTATATCTTATCCATGACTGAGTATTTGCAATGGAATATCTTTCAGTATCAAAATATGGTGGAGAAGTAAATATTGTATCAAATTCTTCTCCTTTATACTCTACTTCTTCTGCAGGCTTTATTATAAATAATGACTCTTTTCCAGTCCTATATGTCAGATATTGATCTCCATATCCACTAAACAATTTCTCGTTGGGGTCTATACCAATATATCTTTCCGCGTTAGATGCATGAAAACCAGCTAATCTATCACCCCATCCCATTGACAAATCAAGAACGTTTTTAGAATTATATTTATTATAAATTGCTTTTGCCACTGATGGTTTAAATTGTGATGCTACATATTTTCTTAAAACTATTGAACTCCATAAAGTCTTACTGTTTACTTCTTTTACATTCATTGTCCATAACGAACCAAATAATGTCTTCATAAACTTATCAGAATTCCATACCCTATAAGGACTAGGTGAATTTAACGAGTCACATTTCATTCTGTTTTCTTGATGAAAGTAATTTGACGACTTATTTCCTATTGTGGATAATTCAATATATGTATCTCCATGAGGTAATTCGTAATCATATTTGAAATAAAAATCACCATTTTTCCATAATTCTTCAGTGTTTAATCCCTGTAATTTTTTAAAATCTTCTTTTGCCTCATCCAACGTTACTTTAGGATATGGTAACTCCATTTTTCTTTTTCTTATTCTTTTTAAAATTTCATCTTTTATTGATTCTTCTATGTATTTTTCGTTAGCTTCCTTCCATTCTTTTTCATTAAATATAATTTCCATTATTTTTCAATCAGTTGTGCGTCTATTAAGAAATCTTTTGTTGATAGATATGTTTTTACTATACCCCATCTATTACTCCATGTAAAATTATCCAAAAGTATGTAGCATGTTTTACACATCATATTATCCCAAGATTCCCCTCTTCCCTTACGGTGAACACTCTCACAAAGTCTACAACGCGTCATGCCCTGTATATAAAGCCAGATCACCCAATATAAACGTACAGAAATCTAATTTTTCATTACTGATTTTTCCCATCCATATGCTAAATCTGGAATTAGAACTTGATAATATTTACTAAATCCATCTTCACCATAAAGTTCTATTAATGCCTTGATATCATCAAGTGTTATTTTTATATTTTCTAATCCTTTTGCTCGTACATCAAATTGTGGAACCATGATCGATTTAAAATCATTTTTGGTTGTATCACTCCAATGACCTAATCCCATTGCATGAGCAAATTCATGTTGAATAACTATTCTAATTGCTTCATCAGAAATTGGTTCTGATGTAAACATTTCTTTACCTAATTTTACTTCATATGAGCCATCTGCATTTTTTGTCATATTGGTAAAATCTAATTGACCTAAATTTATTTCATTTGTTGGTGCAAATGTGAAAATATCTATAAATGAAAATTTATGAGTTGAACTTCTATAATCAAAAGATGTGTATCCTTGTGCCATACCTAAATCACTTTCTATTGGATTTAAATTCTCGGCATCAAATACTATCAATACATTACATTGAGGGAAATCTGTTGGTTTTTTATCAAAGTGAGTAGAATTATGTATGAATTCATATGTAAAATCCCAATTACCTCCATTGGCTTCTTTTTCCAGTTGTTTAGACCATTCACTTATCCATTTTACGGTTTTTTTATAAAGTCCTCTTTTTGCAAAATCTACTTGTGGGTTTTCGGCTTCAAATACACAAACATTTGGTTTATCAGATTCTATTCTTATTTTCATGTATTCTGTATAATCCCCATATGCGAAATTTGTACCTAATAATCCCACGATTAACAAAATCGCTAATAGTGATGCCAGTTTTTGCATAATTTGTATAACCTTTTCTCATATATTAATAGATAAAAGGTATTTTATCAGACCGTATCTAGAATGTCCGAATGGCTTTTCAACCGTCATTATTTCTATATATATACTACTTATAAAGGTTTTCTTTTTATTTTGTTCGTATACCAGTCTTTTCGCCATTCCGCCCATGTCGATGCCTGTAACCCATAATACTTAGCCATAAACGCTTCTGGAGTCATTATTTCCCCATTTAACTTCCATGGTTCAATTTTAACCAAACATGTTCTATCCTTCTTAAATGGTTCTATAACCAAACAAAAAAACTTTTTACTACATTCTTCCAATTCGTTTCTTTCATCTGGAGGAACATAATCTTCTTTTGCCGTATTTTTACATTGGGCATAAAGGGCTATTGAATTATTTGCCCATCGTGGAGGAATTGATCTAACGTCAGCAACTCCTTTAGATGCATATGATCTTACATTATCAAAATGATGGTAAAGACAATAATATAACCATTCATATTCAAAAGAAGCACCTTTCTTATATTGCCAATTTTTACCCATGTTATATTCACATTACAGTCTAATTTAAATGATTAGTACTTTCTACCACACATTTGGCATTTATTATTAACTTTTTCGGTAATAACTTTACAATTTTTACATTCACCATAAGATGGATCTTCTTCCAATGATCTCATCCATTGTTGATGTCCTTTTTTACCACTTCCTTTTCCACCTTCATAAGCATCACGTTTTGATTCTTCGCGATCTATCCCTGCTTCTCTTTCGCAATCTTCGCATAAATTATCATCATTTAAATAATCTTCTTCTCTACCACAACCTTCACATTTTTGATCCTCTACTTCTTTTGAGGCATGATATCCAGCATATTCATATTCTTCTGGAGTTGATTTTTTTCCCGTTAAATAATCTTTCATTGCCAAATCTGTATATTTATCTATTCCTTGATTCTTCCAACCTACATGTGCTCTGTCTTTTCTTGCTGGGTCTTTACTTGCATATGGTTTTCTTCCACTACCTTGACCTCCTTCCTCTGATTTTAACTCAGTGTCTGGATCTCTTAAAAATGCCATGATTGCTCTTTGTCTTCCGTCTATATGCATATCCTTCCATAGTCTATCTGGATATTTTTTGTCCCACCAATCTCTTGCTTGGTACATTGTTGACAGCTCCACTTCATTACCAAAATAACCCCATTGTTGTCTTGCTTCATTTGGTAGGTCGTCCCAACTTCTTCTTGCTAATGGATTTCCTTTCTCGCCTATATCAGCACCCATTCCAAATCCTATATCACTTAATTCTTTTGCTTTCTCTTCATATGATGCAGTTTCCCACCATTTTCTATCTACTTCCCCAAAAAATCCTTTTTGTATTCTACCAAATGGATATTGTTTATAATATTGATAATTAATTTTAGGTGGAGTTTTTTCTATTATTTCCTCATTTGCTGTAGTACCAGTCAAATCTTGTCCATCTGCTTCAGGTTCACTATATCCCCTCACACTATCCATTATACCTTTACCTGTTGGTGCATTTATTTGACCTGTGAATTGTTTATAAATAGAATCTAATTCAGTAGCTTTTTTTTTGTATGATTCATCATATGTATCATGATAATCATCTTCTCCCCCACATCTAGGACATGGTTCTTGTCTTAAACCATCAGAAGACCATCTACTTGGTACGTCTATATATCCATCTCCTCCACATTCTGGACAATTTGGATCTACTTCATTGGCTTTTTCATCAGGGGCTAATAATTGTAGTAATATTGCAATATCTTCTTCTTCATCTTCACCTTCTTTTTCCTCTTCTAATTCATTATCCAATAATCTATCTAAAAGTTTAATATCTTTTGGATCATCTACTGATTCATTATCAACTATTTTTAATGTATATGGTAATGATCCACTAACTGATTTCTCATAATCATTATTCCATTCATCAACTGCTCTTTGTGCTTCTGCTTTACTATTAGTTTGAAGTCCCCAGTCATTTCCTAATGACGTTACTATTTTATATTTTAATACTTCTGGCTTGTAATTTGAATCATCTGTATCATACCAATCTTCATCGGCTTTTGTTTCTGAATCAAGTCCTTTTTGTGGTTCTTCATATTCTGTAGGAAAAGTTTTATCTAACCAACCTTTTATATCAGATTTTACATGTGATTCACTATCATATGGTGCATAATCCCTTTCTGCTTTCCATGCATCTTGTATATCTTTGGGTAATTCACTCCATTTTAATCCTCTAAATTCACGAAATATTTCACTGTATGGATGTTCAAAACTTCCTCCTTGGTTCCAATCTTCAACTGGTGACATTCTTCCTGTTGCACTACCATATCCGTACATTGATTCCCATACATATTTATGAAGTTCTATATCTTGATTTGGTATTTTGACCTCTTCAACTTTTTCATACAAATCATATTTTACTTCTCCCCCCAAGAATGTGACATCGTTTACATTTACTTGTATCCCATCTTCATATTCATTGTGAACTCCATCTACTCTTACAAAAAATGAACTATCATCTATTAATGGTATTGCTCCTACTCTCCCTGTTTGTCCCGCATAAGTTCCCTTGTTAATCTTAACTTTTCTTCCTTGTCTTTCTGGCTCAAATTCATTTGCATTTGATTCATTAGATTTAGTTTCATCTTCCACTAACTTATCATAATATTTGTTTGATATTTCATGTCTTCTTTGATAATCAGCATGTCCATCAACACCACTATATCCATTTGGATTTCTTTTTAATATAGCATTTATTTCTTCAAGTTCTTCTGGAGTACCATATTGTTTTACCAATAACTGTGCATTTTTACCATGGTTATTTACATCTTCGTTTCTTTCATATTGTTTAAGTGTAAACCTCTTTTCTTCTTTTGGTTTTTCTGTTTTTGGTTCATCTTTAGCCCAAAATGGTTTTTCCCCTGTTTCATCTTCAACTAATTTATCATAATATTTTTGTGATATATCATATCTTCTTTTATAATCATCATGATTGATACCGTGTTCACTTTTATCATGTCTATCTTTTATTTCTTCCATTTCTTTAATTTCTTCTGGCGTACCATATTTTTTTACCAAGTTTAATGCATTTAATGTATGAGCATTTCTACCTTCATTTCTTTCATAATCTTTAAGTGTAAATTCTTTCTTGCTTTTTTCTTTTGGTTGTCCTGCTTTTGAACTTCCTCCACCTTTAGTTGTAAATTTTCCTGTTTGTTCCCGTGGATGTTCTTGTTCTACAAAGTCTTCTTCTGCTTTATCTAAATCATCCCATATATTTGCTGGGGGTTGTGTTCCCGCGGGAGGGCCTGATACACTTACAGTTGATTCTTCATCACCAAATTCTTTCTCAAGTTGTTGATGTATTTTCTTTTCTTCTTCCTTTGGTTGTTCTCCCATTAATTCATGTTCTCTTTTTATCATTTCCTCTGGAGTATGACCGTCTATATCTTCATCACCAAATTTTTTCTTTAATTTTTGACTATAACCTTGAAACATGCTTTTTGCTATATCTGGAATATCACTAATTGTTGGTTGTCTTACTCTGTGATTATCATCAAAGTCTACCCATTGTCCATCTTCTTCTGCCACTGATTCATAAGACGTTACATAACCCGATTCTAAAATCTTTATTTGTTCTTCTTTCGTAAGTTCATCCCATTCTTTATTAGCTGTATCTGTTGAAAGTCCAGATCCCATTGCTAATCCTGCTCTTACATAAGAATCTCCTTTTTTCCAATAATCACTATAATCATAGTGGTATGTATCTGTATTAATTCGTTCCTCAGTTGCTTCATTACTATATCCACTTGTATAAAGTTCATAAATATTATCTTGTATATCTTCAGGTAATTCCCAAAACTCTTTATCTTGTAAATCTGTATTTGCATTAATTTTATCTAATGCCTTGCTTCTGAACTCTAAGTTCTTTGGACTTGCACTACCCCACCAACTTGTTACACTTTCTGTTGATGTTGACTCATTAATTCCATGTTTATTTCTAATATGTGTATCTAATTCAGTATCAGCATCTGTTTCTTGCCAAAGGTCATCAGGTTTAAATGAAGTTTCAAAATTACAATGTGGACATTTTTTGTGGCTTATATCCATTTCTTGTCCCTTTTGAAATGGTTCTCCAGATTTTTCAAGTTCCCAATCGAATACACCTATTTCTGGATCTTCTATTCTTTTCTTTTCTGCTTTCATTCTTATTCTTGCTCTTTCTAATTCTTCTGGATCATAATCAGTTGTTTGTGATTCAGGCTTGTCGCCTTCCGTATAATCCCATCTTCCTTCGTCTGATTCATATTCTTTCATCATTAATCAACCATCATAATCTAATTCTGGATCATAACCTCCAATTTCAGGTTGTCTTTTATCCCGTCTTCTTGGAGGATCATCAACATCTAATTCTGGATCATATCCACCTATATCAGGCTTTCTTTTATCCCATCCTTTTGGATGATCATCGTCTTCGTTTGATTCTTCTTTATCTTCTTTTTGTTTTTTCTCAATATCTTTAAATAATTTTACTCTATATTCTGGATCTTCTAAACCCTCAGTTATTTCATTATGTTCTTTTTTGATATGATCATTTAATTTATCAACATTAATTAATTTTTCACAATGAGGGCATTGTCTCGTAAACTGTCCGCTTATTTCTTTCGCATATGATTCTCTTCCTTCTCGTGGACGGTTAATTTGATATGTTCCTTTTGGAAAGTTTTTGACATAATCTCTTGCTTCTTGTTCTGAATTAAAATACCATAAATCTGATCCTACTGTTAATACTGACCATGATTCTTCTTTTGGTTTATCACCAAAATTTGCATAACCTCCGTCTTCTTTTGCATATGATTCACCTATACCATGTTCTTCTTTTAAATGTGGTTTTATTGGATCTGCATTATCAAAAGTTCCCATGAAATATGTTTTATAATCACACAAATCACATCTCCAATATACTCCTTGTGCATGTATTGGTAAACCTTCATTATTTGCGTCTGGAGTATCAAGTGCTCGTAATACCATATCATCGTTATATGCTTCTCCAAACAAATCTAAATTATAATCGTGTTTACCATCCCATTTGTTAGGAATTCTTTCACCATTAACTCTTACTTCATAATCTGATGTCATTGCTCCAAATTCTTTTATACCAATACCATCAAGTGTTACATACCCTTCATGTTTTTTTGGATTATAATCTGTAATAGTTCCAACTTTTTGCCCATGTTGATAAAGATCACCGCTTGGAATTTTTGCTTCTCCTGCTCTGTTTTTTAAATCTTCTATTCTTTGTTTTACACTTCTAATGTTTGCATTTATATTTGTTAATTCAAATCCCCTACTATCTTCTGGCGAAAAACTCCAATCTCGTGGTACTATTGGTCTTGCTTTTATCTCTGTTTTTTCTTCTTCAAGTCTTGCTAATTTTGCTTCTAATTGTGTTATTGCAGTTGGATCTTTACTTGATATTCCAGTACTCCATTCTGTTGCTTTTGATTCATTATATGTTCTATTCCAATTTCTGTTATCTTCATCTGTAAACCAATAACCTGAACCTTCTCCTGTTTCTCGTATATTTTTACCACATTTAATACATATATCATTTTGTTTGTCTTCTTTTGGAACGTGTGGTTCTCCATCAGTACAATTAGTTCTAAAATTAGGATCACTTACATGTCCGAAATCTGTCCAATTTGCTTCATTTGTTTTTGATTCTTGACCAAGATATCCATAATAAATATCTCCTTCTTCTTTACTTTGACCGGGATGAGCCCATAATTTCGCTGGACATCCAGTACATTCAAATGTTCTGTCTCCATCAGCATCTCCTACTTGTTCCCAATTATGTGTATGTTCTTCATTTGCATAAGATTCACCTAAAGGACTCATATCTTCACCACTTGCTTCTACGCAGTCATAATGTGCAATTTGATTTAATCTGTCATTACGCACTATTCTGTTTCCTTCTGTGTCATGTGAACCCCATCCACTATCAGCACTTACACCACTCAATTCAAAATCTTGTCCACATATCGAACATGTTTGATGTTTACCAAAATTAATTGCTTCATCACTAAGTTTGTTTGCAGATAAAATATCACTATCATCTATATATCCATCATCAAAATACATTCTTTTAACTGCGTTTAATGCATCTTCTTCATTTGCATCTTTACCCAAATTAACGTTAACCTTACCATGTGTAATTGTATTAACTCTCCACTTTGATTCAGTTGCTTTTACTTCATTTCCCAAACCACATTTAGGACATGCTCTACCAATAGGATTTCCATTTTCATCTTTCTTTATAGTTACTTTTTTATTACCACATCTAGGACAAGCCCAATCACTATCAAATGCTTCTGAATAAAAATCAGAACCTAAAGAATCAAAATCTGTATCTGCCATTGCTCCTTGAATTCCTGTTTGAGTATATTGACTTGGTACATGGGCTCCGTGCTCTTGTTGCATGTGATAATCCAATGTTTCTGGCTCCTTAATTAATTCCTTACAAAAAGGACATTCTTCAGGTAAATTATATTCTTGTTCAGTTGCATGGAATTCATTAAAATGAACGTCTCTTTCTTTACTATTATAAAACTTCTCGTTACATCTACTACATTCTATAGCTTTTTTTTTATAATCAGGCGATAAATGATTTTTCTCTATGTTATAAATATCTGCATAGGCTTCATTAACCTCTTTTTCCTTATCATCTTTTATTGGTTTATCCATAAGTCCTTTATGTAAAGCAAACAAATCTTCATCATTATCTATTACTAACTCATCTTCTTCTTTTGCATATGCTTCTGAAGCATCGGCTTTAAGTTGTGGAGATAAGTTAAACCAATCTAAATCTGCTAATGTATATGCACTACCTTGATTAATTCCTAATGATTCAAATAATTGTGCTTTCTTTTCTTTTTCTAATACTCCCCATGATTCTGATAATGAATCTACTTTTTTTAATGGTTGTTCTTGACTTGATAATCCTCTTGCCCCTCCTTCATCGCCTTCTTTTTCTTTTTTCTTTGATTTTGCTTTATCATCACGCCAATCATGTCCAAACTGTTGTTTATATTGCAAATCATCCATATCATCTTCATTTGCTTTTGATTCATTAACTTTTTTACTTAAGTATTTTTGTGCGTCTGTTGCATCATATGATGACCAATCAACTAATGTACCATCTTCAGTTTCATAATGTGATCCCTTATCTATAACTTTTTTATCTCCTATATCTCTCCAGTTGACTTCCCTTGATTCTAATTTCTTTGAACATTGGGCACAATAACCTGTATCCTCTTGAAGAACTCTTGAATTTCCACATTTACGACAAACTTGTAAATCCCATGCTGTGGTTTCTTCATTTGCTTTACAAAATGCTTCTGAATAAGTATCATTCATTGCTTCATGAGCCTGTTCTACATGATTTTTATATTCTTCGTTAGTATTAAACCCTTTTCCACAAACTCCACAATCAATCATATCTTACACCCGTAGTATTCTTTTTGGCTTCACCAGCGTACAGTCTCATTTCACCAACCTCGGCTTTATTACATTCAGATAACCTTTTTCCAAATAAAGTCTTTGCTACTCTATCGTCATCTGAAACTTCAACGCTTCTTATTTGTCTTATAGCGTCTTCATATTCTAATCCGTGATTAATAAATAGTTCTCTTGCTATTTTATCCTCATGATAACCATCAAGTTTTCTGTCATAAATTACTTCATTAACAGTTTCTTTTTCTACGGGTACATCTAATGCACCTTCCATAATATCCGCGAGTGATTCCCCGCCTTTAGTTTTACTTCCTACATAAGATGATAATATTCTTGCTTCGGTTGCTTTTACATCTTCTTTCTCATCAGCATTATATTCTTCTGCTTCCACTTCCATTACACTTATATCTACCTCCTTAAGTAAATCTGGCACTTTCTTGTTTGAATGTGATTCTAATCCATATTTGTTAATTTGTGCATTTGCTATTTTCATTGCTCTATCCCTTGAATAATCTGGATTCTCTCTTTGTATTGCATCTGCCATCTCTGTGTGTTTGCCTGTGTGTTCTTCTTCTGAAATATCTTCTTCTGCTACTTTGTCACTAAAATATGTATCAAAGTCATTGTGTTCATGTGGATGTTCTGGATCATAATCTTGATGTATTGGTTTTTCATCTATTACTTGTTCTTTCCATTCTTCTGGCTGTGTTTCTACTGCACCAAGTCTTAACAATGTCTTAAATAAAAGTGGTTTATTAACATGATCTAAAATTCTTAATGTTCTTGGATGTAATTCATTTGCAGTAACTTTTTGTGCCACTTCTGATGTATATATTTCTCTGTTAGCAGGATCTTTTTCTACATCCTTGGTAGATTCCCATCCATATTTGTCTAGAATTTCTGATTCTAACTCAATTAAAAGACTTGCTTCTGAAGCTGGTCTTCCTTCCTGTTCATATGGTGTTCTTGTTCCTCTCTTAAATAATTTATTATCATAAAAGTAATGATTTGGATTATCATCATATCCTTTCTTTCCTTTTGGAAGTTTTGGTTCTGTTACTGTTGGTGCATCATTTTGTGGAAATGTTTGTCTTGCAGATTCTCCTCTTAATATTTGTCTTGCCCACTTTAAATTATCTTTTGTCAAGTCTGGATCAATATAAAGTGATCGAGAATAAGCCTCTCGACTTTCTGTTTCGCTTTCTTCATTGTCATGATTCACTTTTCTGTGAACTCTAAAATCTTCTTCTGCAGTAAATGTTTCTTCACAATCTTTACATTTGTATCTACTGTCACCCTCTACTTCATATACATTTGCTCCATAAGAATCACTAAAGTATCCCATTTCATGCAATCTATTAGAAACATAGAATTGTGCTGAGGGAGGAAGTGAATAATAACTCATAGTTTCGTATGAGTTACTTTTCAAATCTCCTTGGTATACATTTTTTGTGTTATTAGAAATGTTTGCCTCATTTGCTATATCCCGACCTAGAATTATAGCTCTTGTTTCTGGACTTAAACTGTTCCAAATTTCACTTTCACTTGCTGTCGCTAAGGACATATCATTGCTGATATCTCTAGATGAAAGGTCAGGCATAGAAATAATTAGTTTTTCTTGTTTATAAGCATATACTAAAATCTTGATTTCTTTCCCCAAATTATTACAATATAAGCATTTCTGGCTGAAAACTTTGGTTTTTTACCGTTATCTAGGAATGCAATTCTTTTAAACACTGGTTCATATGTTATTCGTTCTCCCTTCCTTCGTGGAATTTCTACACCATTCCAAAATCCTTTAGAAGACATTACATTAGCAGGCACAATCATAAATATTCTCATACCATATTTAGTCCATTGTTGGTACGCCCTTGGAAGGAAAAGTTGTAACTTAGAATTAGGAGGATTACACCAAACATCTCCCCATTTTCTTTTACCATGTACAGATTTGATGTTCCAATCATCTTTTAAAGCATTTGTAATTCCAGTCATACATTTACAGTTTCTATGAGTACATGCCACATCCACTTCAAACTTCATTCTGTATTCTTTTTCTACTGATGGAATAAACCAGTCTGGAGTCCACCATTCGTCTGATTTACTTTTTTTACTTCTTTTTCTTTGATGCAGTTGACTCATATTTTTTCACCTTTTGAAATACTGAAAATATTCTCATATCTTGGTTGGGAATGGATGTCACTCCAATAAGTGCGAATCTCTTTAAACATCTTGGTACATTATTAGGGCTTATTTGATCTAACATGGCGATAAATCCTCCTATTTTACAAACCCTTGTCATTTCTTTAATTACTTTACTTCTATTTACCATTGGCTTATCATAATATTTTAAACTTGCTTCTTTATTATAAGGAGTATCAGATTGAACCCATAAAAATTCTTCATCTTTTATTTCTGTCATATTCTCGGCATTACAAAGAAAATCTGGCTTGTATTTTGGATCAATGTCCAATCTCATTCCTTCTTTACAAGAAATTCTACCACTACAGACATGAAGAATATCAACTGGATTAGTAGGATAAAAATCTTGAAAAGCTGATTTTAATCGTTTTAAAAATCCTGCAGGGTAAGCTCCAGAAAATTTATTTCCTTCACTATCTTTTTCAGCACTACCACATAACCATATATCGGCTATGATATTGAACTCCTTGTTCTGAAAATTATACTTTTTAAAACTCATATCGATTGACAAAATAATCAAACAACTCCTTGTATTCTTTTATTGGATGTACCTTAGTTTCCATTAATGAAATAATCTTATAATCCTCATTAATCATCAATACTGGAGCACCTTCCATAAGTGCTCTAATAGCCATTCTAATGTCTTTGGTAACTAAAACCCATCCGCTTTCTTTTACCCATTGAATAAGCAACCTATCATCTGTTCCACGTTTGAACTTCTTTTTACTATTCATTATTTTATATTGTGGAAACAATTCAATATCTTCATCAGACATTGCGGTGTTTTCATCAATAAGAAATCCTTTTGGTTTCCAACCAAGTCTAAAATTCTTTTGAATCCTAGTTTCGCCCGGTCTTAATTTGCCTCCAGCATAAAATATATCTTTTTTACCAAATCCTAAGACCATGGTGGTATCAACTCCTTTGGAGGGTTACAGATTGTTCTGAATGGACAATATCTACAATATTTAGTGATAACCCTATCTGGCTCCACTAATTGTTTTATCTTATCTAACCTATCTATTACCCATGATCTAATTTCATCTACTGGTTTCAAGTCAAACACAAAAGGTAAAGGATCTTTAAATGAAGTGGCTTTGTCTAAATAAAGAAGAACGCCTTTCTTTGCCTGTACACCATCACAAATATAATTCAATAACTTATAGATGTTAAGCTGATTAACATAACTTTCGTCTGGCTCTGTCAATTCTTTCTTTTCATAAGTACCTCCATTTTTGTAATTTATCTTCAATGATGACCATGTTTTCTTGTCTGCTATTACCAAATCCCCTTCCCATTCGATTAAATCATCAGATGTGCCTGTAACACAATCAAATAGATTATAATCATTAATATCCTTTACATCTATCGGCTTCATAGTTCTTATATTAGCACTAAATTTAATCTCATTTTTCTTTGCCAATGGTGTTAATTGATGTAAAAGCTGTCCAACATAGAAGTTGGCAATAGATTCTGCACTAAGTGGCTCTGGCTTTTCCCTAAATTCATACCAGCTCTTTCTCATACATGCTCCCGTAATATGTGATGCATGAACTGTTCTGCTACGTTTTTCACCGCCAACTACTAACTGTTTCTGTGCTTCTTTAAATCTTCTTATTACTTCTTCACCAAGTCGTTTATCTTCTAATGAATCCATTATTCCACCCTCTCAACATAAACATCCAATCTTGGTTTATTTCGCTTAATCTTTATTATTTTAACTGGAAATGTTTTTGTTATAACAGAATGCATTTTTGTGGTTTTATCTAATGATTCTTCATTTGTATTATATGAATAAGATATTGTAAATCGCTTCCCTTTTTTTATGTCGCCCCAATACATTGTTTGTGGAAAAAGTGAAGCCCAATGTTTTGATTCTTCTGAATCTTTGTCAATATCTATATGAATCCATGATTCACTAAATGCGTGTTCTTCTTTCATTTTCTTTTCACCCATATCTTTTTTATGTCTCTTTCTTGGTTATATTCAGTATGCGTTACTTCATACTCAAAACTAGGTTTACCTACAATCAATACTTCTTTATCTTCATCTATGTATATTTCAACTGTCATTTACCATAACCCCGATTTATATTTATCATATCTATTATCCAATAAACTATATGATACTGGATCTTTATTCCATCTTTCTGGCATTTCTGTTTCACAATCCCACCAAATATGTAAACCAGTATCTTCAGTAACTGTTCCTCCTTTCTTTAAAATTTCTTGTACTTCTGGAATAAAATCTATTAATCTATTACGACCAAAATGAACTGAACCGTCATACACATGAACATTAAATTCTCCTTCACAAACCATATTATTTCCTCGTAATGAAGTACTCCTGCTTCTTTCCTAATAGATTCAATACAAGCCCTGTAATATAGTTAACAGTTTCATTATTGCCAAGTCTTTCTTCATATTGCACTTGCTCTCTCTTTAAGAATTCCTTAACCTTATTATCTATTAGTTTTGCTCCATTAAAGCTTTCTTGTCTTCCTATTTTCAGATATGGTTTTACCCTCTTTATGTAAAAATTCAAATTATTATATTTTTTGAACTCCCTCATTACCATGGCATGATATAACTCATCAAGTGGATCTTGATATACACTGCTTAATAAAATTGGAGAATCAGTAACCATTACATCTACTTTACCATTAAGTCTAAATTGTCTTTTTGCCTGTTCAGTAAAGATATCCAAATCATTTCTTTGAATGTGAAGCCTTTCCTCCCATACCAAATCCTTTGCATATTCTGATACATATTCAGCATTAATATTATGGTGTTTCAATAAAGTAAACACTCCAGTTGCACATGTGCTTTTTCCAGCTCCTGCTCCTGCAAACAAATTTACACATATTGTAGGTGTTTTAGCCGTATATCTTTTTTTAATGTATTCTGCTCTTTCTTTCTTGGTCAATCTCTTTCTCATTTGTTATCCTCTCTAAATTTTTCAATCTTATGTTTTAATCCCTCTTTTTTAAGATATTCAGGGTTAACATCATACATTATTGCTCCTTTATCATATGCCGTCCATTTTATTGCACCTTTGTGTAATTTTTCAATTCCAGCCATTACTTTTTTACACCTATGACATCTAATAAAAATCTCTTCTCCCACTTCATGTCCATTTTCCTTTACCTCTTCATTATAATCTTCTGGACTCCAATCGTGGTCTAATAAACACTTTAATCTTCCAAACATTGTATATCTAACATCCTATCCCTTATATTAACTAAACCAATGTAACCTCATTACTTGGTTGTTGTACTGATATTACTCCATTTTTGGTTAGTTGGCTAATATATATTCTTGCTTCTTCAGCCGATTTCCATTTGCCACTAGATACCATTTGTGTTACTATATCATCTACAAATACACAACCTTCCTCAACAATTTTCTTCATTTCATGATATAATACTCTAAATGCTACGTCTTTTGATGTTCTACCCATATCTTTTAATAAACCTGTTTGACTAAGTTTATCTGCTTCTGCAAGCGTAAGACCAAAAGTTGCTAATTCCTTTTTATAGAATTCAACAGCCATATCAGCATATTCTTCCGTTACCTCTTCTTGAAGATCCAGTTTTGCAAACGCCTCAGCCTTTCTTTTTGATACAACAATTCGTCTATTATCTATCAATGAATTTTTCTTATATTTGCCTCTCTCTGAAAATGCTAATGATAATTTATATATAGCTTTTTCTGACATTGTTGGTTCTAATAATCGAGCATAATTTAAAAACTCGTTTAATTCTTCTTCGCTTAATGTATTTTCAGGTCTTTTTTCATTGGCATCGTTTAATATAAACTTGGCAAGTTCAAAATCCTTTTGTGCGTCAGGTATATCATATAATCTTATTACTATGTCAAATCTTGAAACAACCCTATCTGTTAATCCTAGATTTTCCAGTATAGATAATCTATCGTTCCATTCTGCGAATACAGGGTTGGTACAAGCTATTATGGTTGTACTACATGGAAAGGTTGGATTTCCATATCCTGTGATCGGTCTTGAATATTCTTCGTTTTCCATTGCAGTTAATATCATATCATAAATCACTTTATCTCCTTTTTCAAATTCATCAAGAAATACGTGTCCTCCATTATATTTTACCAAAACTCCTGCTCCTAATGCCTTTTTACCATCTGGCGTATCAACAACACCAAAAAATAATCCAAACTTACTAGCAGATGGAATACTTGTTAAACATCCTTTACGAGATACAGCTTTAATGAATTTTGAAGTAGAAGACTTGGCTGAACCCGGCGGACCGACTATAAGTACATGAATTCTTCCACGCTTATTTTCTGTTTTATTTCCACCAACTAATGCCAATAAAAGAGCCATTTTTTGATCACTATTGCCAGTAATGTAGTAAGCAAAACTTCTAACCAGTAAATCTCTTAATTTTCCTTCCTTAGCCAATTTTTTATATTCTTCTATTTTTTCGGGTGTTGGTAATTTATCCTTTGGTTTTTCTATGCTTGTTACGCTTACTGCATCTATTATTATTTTACTTACTTCAGTATTCTTCATTGGTATTGATTTAAACATTCCTGTAACTCTTATGTATTCATTCATTTTAAATTGTTTTGTTTGTTCACGATGAAGCTTTACTGTAAATGTTCTATCGTCTATATCAAGTGTTATATCTTTTCCATCTTTTACATAAATGCTTTTTATTGTTTCTGATTCTGAATTTCCTATCCTTGTTAAACGTTCTTCACATATAGGGCATTCCGGTCTTTCTTCATAAATATCAAATGAATATTCTTGTCCATCTCTACAACCTTTACATATAAAAAGTGCTTGAATTGCTTCAGCATATTCTTGTCCAACTGAAGAAACTTGACAATCAAAAGTAATAATTTTTCTTTCATGTTCTTCTGCACTGATGTTTTGGATAGTAATATCCACTGGTATTTCTATAAATAAATCTATTCGTTGATATTCCTTTACGGTTTTTGATATTTCACTTAATTGTTCATCATTAAAATTACATTTAATATATGCCTTTATCAGTGCTTTTCTAATCACATTTCTAAAATTACCTTTTGTTTCGCCAAGTACATTATTTAAAAATTCATTGTCCTTTAATGATATCTTGAAAACTGTTGTAGGAGTTAACGATTCTATATCTTCTAATCTCGTTGAAAGAAAATATTCAGATAATTCTTTTTCTAGCGTTAAAACTGTCATTATAGTCACTTGTATTTAACTGTATTATAAACGTTTGTGAATTAAGTAAATTTAAAGTTAAATAAAAATTTAACTTGCAATTTGTTCTGAATGATAAAGTCTTTCATGTTCTTTATTTCCCTTATCTTTTTGATAGTAACCTTCACAATAAAGACATTTTGCATATGCGTCTTTTCCTAAAAATCGTTGTTTGTCTTTGTCTCTCCAACAATTACATGGTTCACCAGTTGCTGGATCTATTGGTGGTTGTGGTATACCTGTCCATGGCTTCCATGCCAAGGTCTTATCACAATTTCTACACTTTGGAGGCTCTCGCTTCACTTGGATCATCCCATAAACCTAATGCTTTGAGTACTTCCTCCTTTGATGCCATATCTATTTCATGACTTCTTTTAGGGTTCCACAAATTTGGAAATTTATCTGCATAAAAATCATAAACTGCCCACTTTGCCTGACCAAGGGCTTCTTTTTGATACCAATCCTTTATACCTCTTTTTTTGGAAGCTTGATGTATAGCACCCATTAATCTAATGGCGATCTTCTCAGATGGAATAGCAATATCCAAAACACAATTTGGAGCACTTGCACCATCAATCTTTAAATTCTTTACTACATATTCTTGTTTAACTAAAGCCACTCCCAATCTATCTCTCAAAATCCTAGCACATCTAACTTGTTCTCGGCGATATTCAGTATTTCCCTGTTCGCCCATGTTTCTTAATATCCAGTTACTGTTTCCCATTTTATCACCATAAGTAAAAAATAAATTTAAGCCTTTACCCCCAACACATATGGTTTGTTCCAATATGGCGATTTACACCTTGGGTTAGGGCAATTTTTAGGCTCAACTGTTTCAACACCAATAATCTTTCCTACATTATTTCTCTCTACAACCGCTCTTAAAAACCACTCATAGTTACAGGTTCTGCAAGAACGTTTTGGCGTTTGTAGGTAATTAAACTTGCTCCCCATGAAAGTTGTATATACTTTACTGAATATATACTTATAGCCACTTAGCATTTTATGACTACTGGTTCGTTAACCAAATTGTAATTTTCATTCACTACAGAACAGTTTATAAATGTAGTATCCTTTTTCTTGAGAATTCCATATCCTTCATGGATGTGTCCAAATATGTTATATTTTGGCTTGTTTCTTTCAATTTTTACTAGTAATAACTCATCGCCTACATGTTCGTTGGGATTAAATCCTGTTTCTGCCACTTTATCCAATATGCCTTTTGGTGGACAATGAGTTAACAATATATCTGCATTTCTTGGCATCCCTTTCCATGCTCCCTTCATGTCATATCTAGGCTTACCAAATGCAAAATAGTTATAAACTTCACTATTCCATGGCGTATAAGGCGAACCCCAAATTTTTATTCCTTCTACTTCTACAGTATTATTTAACAGATAATAGGCATTAGTAAATATCTTATATCCAAGTGCTTTATCCTTTCCTAATGATATATCATGATTACCAGCTATTACTATCTTATATGGATGTGGTTGTTTTCCAAACCAATCATTAAGATCCATTAATACGTCTATTTCTCCCGACATTGTTAAATCCCCCGCATGTAATAATATATCACCATCTGGAACGTTTACATGATGATGAAACCCATGTGTATCAGATAAACAAACTATCTTAGTCAATTTTGTGTACTTCCACATATCCAGAGCACTTCAAACAATGAAGCACTTCGTCTTTCCACTCTGTATTACACTGTGGGCATCTTTTCATGTAAATATTTCCCCTCAAAATTCTTTATATTTGCTTTTACTAGTTCTGATAATATTATTTTTTCTTGTGATGTATTTTGTTCAAGTGCTAATTCTCTAATATCACTCCATTTTTGTCTTAATAATTTAGGACGCGTTGAATGCTCATCCATTTCATAAACTGTTTGATAAAGTCCTTTACTAGAATAATCTACAACTAAATTACCATTCTCTTTTATAATATTAACACAGCCGGGAATTGATCTCTTAAACGGATTTGATATTGTTAGCTTCATTCTGTCTTTTCCGTTTGAATATGCAGTTTTCATGGCATGACCTAGATAATCTCTATCTAAATCATTATAATAACCAGCTCCTATTCCATAACTCATAAATTCAAGTGGTATTCCTTTTTCCTTTAATATCTTATCATATTCTTTTACCTTTTCAAATGACATTCCTTCTCCTATTATCATTGATACATTTTTGAACTCCCAAAACTTCACTAATCCATAAATCTGTATAGTTTGGCTTAATACATCACCTGAATCAGGTCTTAATACAACATGGACTCCTTGTTTTTCTGCGTGTTCTAATACATCTCGCATCATTTCATGAATGAAACGACTTGGATCATATGTATCAATTACAAGTGCCACTATATTGTGACCTTTTTCTTTTACTTGATCAATAGCATGAATAAATCCTTGTTTTTCACTATCAAACTGTTGTATAGTTTTATGTGCTGTTGCTGGAATGCTTCCTAATTTTGCCGTAGGACAATGATATTGACCATGAAAATCATCTGTTCCTGTTAAGAACATATTCCATGCTGTAGTAGCCCAATATGCGTCTTCCAATGAACGATGCCCTCTAAATCCAAAGCTATGAAATCTATGTAATGGCAATTTATTTTCTACCAAATAATTCTTCATTTCAAGTGCTCTCGTTGCACATGCACTAGGAAAATATGAATGTAAAAATATTCCTTCCCACCATGTTACTAGTTCACCAAAACCTTCATCTGTATTGGTTATTTGAGCGAATGGCGTTCCTTGTGGAACCCATGTACCATCTGGAACTGCTTCTACTTGAAGTGGTATCCAACCATGAAGTTTATCTATAACATTCATCCACATATCAACAGGGAACTTCATACCCATTTTTCTAGCACATTCGTCTGCTTCCATAACCATCGACTCTTGAATCTTTTGATTTAACAGATTTATAACAATTTCGTTAAATCCATATAGTATCATTGGTCTTGATCTGTTGTAAATATGTGATATTTCATAATCTTGATTTTCTTTGAGATACCAGTGACTAAGATTATAACAGTCAGTTAATACCAATGGATTAAAACGTATATCATTAATAGTCATTTGCTGGTCTTCCTATATGTAGTCCTTGTTTAGCTAATACTTGAACAATTTGTGGTTCTATACCTGAACCTACTTCCAATCTTATCAACATTTCCATGTAGTCTTGTCCTTTAATTTCTTTTGCCCTTACATACATAATATCTCCTATCTTGGAACCGCCAAAATATACTGAAGCGTCTATTGAAACAGAACCAGAAGTATTTGTTATTACTTCTTTCTTCTTTTTGCCGAATATTTTAACCAAAGTGTTGACCCGCTTTATCGTTTTTATTAGTTTGTTTACTAATTCTAATCTTTTCTAACGCTTCAAGTGCTATTTTCATCAAATCTGGAACGTCTTTGTCCTTGCTTTTGACTGTCACATTTGCGTTTCTGTTGTATTCACTTGTACTATCATTAAGAGAAATATTTACTTCATTTCTTGCGTTTATTTCTTCTTCGTCATCGGTTTTTTCTATATTAACATGAACTTCGTCGTCTCCTTCTCCCATTTATTTCTCCTCCTTTTTTTCTTTTTGTACGAAATTTAAGTTTTTTAATTCAACTGGCGGAAGTCCTGCTTCTTTCATACCATTGACATATTGTAGTGTTTTTTTTATTGCCATTTCTATTGCAAGATCCTCGTCATTAGATTGATATTTGAATCCTAATTGCCATCTTCCGGTTGCATTTTGATGATGTTCAACCTTTATCCTATACTCATTGAAAAAATTATGGATTTCTCCACGTTGAGTTTGATTTCCACTCATTCGTCAACACCTATTAATTTGAATAGTGTAAAACCATTTTCTTCTAATGCTTCTTTCACTCGCCTATCAAATGCCACTTGTTCATAGTATGGCACATTTGCCTTAGTACGTACTTTCCATTCCCCATTTTTGTTTTGTCGTAAATCTATACTATACTTCATCTAATACCACGTACTTTTGATCTTTATCTTTCTTCTCTATATTAATGATTCGATTCTCAGTTGGACATTCGGGGTTCTTTGTAAAGTCATCTAATTTTCTTATACTCCATTCTGCTCCACCTTCCCCACATTGTGGTTCTATTAGTTTTACTAGAATAGCATTGAATTCAAATCCTTTGCAGTTTCTCCAATCTTTGAATATTTTTACATGGGTCCCAGATTTAAAAACTGTTTCCTTTAGTCTTTCCTTATATGTAACATTTCTTGGTTTTGATCTTAATCTGTATCCGCAACATGGACACCATAATCCTTCCCAATTCATATAAAGTTCACAAATCTGACATCGCCTTTGTCCAGAAGCATATCTTCCTATGCCTCTTGGTTTTGATGCTTTATGTCTTACACAAACGCCTTTACAAGTCATGATTTATTTCTCCAAATCCTCTAAATAATACTTAGCCGTTATTAAATCAGCTTCAGATTTAGTTTGATATGTTGTTTTTCTGTCAAAGTTTTGTTCTGATATTGCTAGATTAGAGTATATTTCCGCACTTTTTAAATAATATTCTATACGCTTCATTAACAAGTCCTATATACCCTAGTGTATATAAACGTTTGTTTATGCACTCGCGTCTTCGACTCCTTTATTAGTAAGTTCTAATATGGCTTCAGATTTTGCGTGATTTGGTGAATCTATTATGATAGCTACTACCTTTTTACCACTTTTCTTTAGATATATCCTATGCGTAGATGTGTGTGATAATACTGTTCCACCTGATGCCTTTATTGGATCGCCAAAACCAGTAGGTGATTGTAATACTTGGTTTGTTACGATACCAACTATATTGTATGTTTCACAAAGTCGTGATATATGCTTTATGTGTCTCTTTAGTTTCTCTTGTCTTTCACCTATTTCTCCTCTTCCAAAATAATCAAGCCTAAATGTTGCTGTAATAGAATCTATTATCAAAAGTCTTACTGGAGGTTGCCCTTCTTGATTTATATATGAACCTAATTCTTGACCAACTAAAAGCTGATGTCCAGCATTTGCAACTTTAATCAATATTATATTATCAAAAAACTTCATAGCTTTTTCGCGTTCCTCGTCATTAAGTGGTTGTTTTGGATCTTTTCTTTTTTCTTCCATTTTAGTTTGTTCTTTTGTTTGAACCAAACCGCGTTCATATATGAGTTGTTCTATCCTATCAGGTCTAAACGTGCCTTCAGTATCAACATAAATAACACGACAAGGCTTTCCTATTTCAGATAACCCGCCAACTGTTAATGTTTTTACATCACATGTTGGACATCTTTCTATTTTTTGATCCTCAAATACCTCATGACATTTAAAACATTTTCTCTTGTAAGGAAGTTGTGCCATAATGGTTGCCATAAAGCAAAACTGAGTTTTTCCAGCTCCAAACTCTCCATATAGTTCAGTTATAGCACTACTTTCAAATCCACCACTCATCATTTCATCAAATCCATTTACTCCACTACTTAATGTATATCTTGTTGATGTCATATAATTATAAAATTCTCTTCCTGTAAATACTGCTTTTGCTACAACTCCTTTATCACGCAAGTATGTTCGTGCATCTTCTATCATTTTTGTTGTATCACTAGAATCCATATCAAGTAATACGCCTAATTCTTTGGGTCCTCTTATTATTAAATCAGTTGCATCTAATATTCCTGCTTCTTGTAATTTCTTTAATTTAACAGGTCCAATTCCTTCTATATCTGCCAAATTAAAGCTAAGTGCTTCATCAACTTCCTTTAAGCTTTGTTCTATTTCTTCTTTTTTTCTAGGTGCCAAATTCAGTTACCTCTCTTGGTTTTCTTCCTAATACAAGATAAAACCCATCATCTTCAAATTCCATAATCACTTCTATTCTTTTGTTTTTCATTTCTGGGTCTTTGTCCTCTATTGCCATTATCATTACATTCATGTATGCTTTAAACTTTGCTAACTGTTCTAGATTACGTTCATTTGATCCAAATGAAGAATTGGCATCATCAAATGTATCAATCTTGTCACCAAGTTTTATTGTTGTTTTTACATTCATTTTGTGTCATCTTTTATTAAATTTCTCAAATCTTCTTTTATTAAATCGTATGTTATATTTACTACTTGACCAATTCCCGGTGCGTTTCCTTTCAATGTTGGAAAATGACTAACTATCATTCCAGATAACAAATGTTTTATTGCTATTGCTCTTTTAACTCCTTTTTCCATTCTTTCCATTTGTTCTTCTGTAAATAATGATTCTGCCTCAGCATCAGTATATTCTTTCACTTCTTTAGTTGGCACTTCTTTATCAAAGTCAGTCACGTCTAAATCTAGTAATTTCTGTATCTTATTTATCTGTTTCTTCGCCTTTTCTGGATCTCCTGCTTCTTGACCTTTCTTTATCTTCCATTGTTTCTTTAAGTCAAGCCATTGTTTATCTTTTTCTTCTTGTGATAACTCAGTCATGTTACACATAGTTACCAAAAAGGGTAATATAAATGAACTACTTTTTCTTTAGTTCATCTACTTGTTTTTTAAGTGCTTCGTTTTCCTTTGTTAATCTACTTACCTCTCGCATGTAAAGATTTAGCTTTTGACCTATGTTTTTGATTGCTTCAATAGAACCTGTTTTTGCATTTTCGTGTTCTAAGATAACATTGCTCATTAAGTTATTTATATATGCCATAAATGCTTGATCTTCAGTCATTTGTTGCTCTGGCTGTGGTGGAGTTTTTGGTTCTGTTCCTTTAGGTTCAGGCATTGATACCGATTTTGCACCTTTATTCTTACTCATTACTATTCACCCCCGACAAATTGAACTGAGTTTCCTATTGTCGCTTCTAATATTTCACTTCTTCTTTCTTCCGTTATTGGAATTCCAGTAAATATATCTATAGGTAAAGAACCATCTTCATTCTTTCTGATAGATATTAAAGCATTAATATATTGATTTATTTGTTGTTCAGCATCTACTTTTTCCTTTAAACTTACATACAATTTACCAATTAATTGTTCAAGAACTTCATCGCTTATTGCCATAGCCACATTACCATATTCTTCTATATAACCTATTAGCCTACTATTCCCATCCCTCTTAATATAGAAGATAACAAGTTTAATGTTGATTGTAATCCAGCCAAAGTAGCTGGAGCACTTGGCATTGTGGTTATTGATTGTGGTGTTCTACCTCTAAATCCTATTTGTCCACCATCTTGATTCAAGTTTCCACTTATGTTAAATGTTGCTTGTGTAAATGTTTTAGTTCCAGTTATAGTTTGTGTACTGTTTAAGTTTACTGCTGTTCCTGTTATAGCTGTAGGTTGTATAGAACCAGCAACAAATCCGACAGCACTGTTGAATAATACTCCATTATTAAATGTGTTTATACCAGTCCATGTATTTGTTCCGCTCAATGATACTCCTCCTACACTTGCCACTAATGTTTGAACTGCTTGCGATGTCATCACAGATGTATTATTATTAGTAGAAGAATTAGTAGTAATGTTATTTATTTGTGCTCCAAACTGTAATTGTAAACTATTACCATATATTACATTCCACCTATTACCAAATTCTCCCAAATCACTTAGATTAGAACTAATAAGATCAGTTACAAATCTTCCGCCAACAGAAATACCATCAGCAATAGAATTTCCAATAAATATCGCTGGTGCAATTAAACTAACAGATGCACCGTTGAATGTATGAGAACCAGTCCATGTAAAGTTAGCTGTTGTATCAATACCACCACCAACCAATGAATCAACATAGCCTTTTGTAGTTAAAGTTGTTGAAGCATCTCCTCCTACTGTTGCTCCACTGTTTATCACTTTAAATCCATTCATATTTAAATTTACAAACGAATCATTCTCTACACTTCCTATTGAAAATTTAGGAACAGCGTTCACATTATAATCGTAAGAATCACCAGCACCAATATTGAAACTTTGACCACTAGGACCTCCAATCCAACTTTGACCAAAAGCATTAGTCCATGAAGTAAAATTCTGTAATGAGTTACTTGCCAAATTTACAATAGATGTAGCTGGAAATGTTGACCAAGTTGATACGTCTATTCCTGCTATTGCTGAATTTAATGTTTGTAGGTTTACCGCATCTAAATTATTGAGAGGATTAGAAACATTAGTTATTTGTTTATTACGTACATTTAAATCAGTTATTCCTAATTCCATAAGAGGAGTAGGATTACCACTAATAATCCATCTAAAAGCATCGGTTGAACTACCCAACTGGAAATTTTGTAGTCCAGCATTTACAAAAAATGCATGTCCTCCACTAGAAGTCCATCCTAAATAATTAGTTATTGTATTAAACGCCATATTAAGCGGTTGTGTTGCAGTGTGATCACCCAAGTTATCTGCTCCACCGGCACTTAATGTTGTTAAGTTTACATTTGTATTTCCAGATCTAAATATTACGTCATTTCCCACTAATCTGTCTTCGCCATTAAGCATTCCTGTTGTTCCATTTGCGTGATTTGCACCTAAAATAAATGCACCGTCTGCTATAATGCTTGGATTTGTTATAAATGTATTTGTTTTCATATGAAATGATGCAGTGTTTAAAGTTGCTATAGAAGTAAGATTAACTTGCCAATCATAAAACTTACCTAATGGAACACTCCATTGTAATTTAGTGTTCCCTGCATTTACAGCTGAACCATATTCTCCAAATCCTATTACACCACTATCTACAGCATATCGTAATACATCCAAATTAAAGATATTAAATGTACCCATATTAAGATCTGCATCTGCAGTAAATCCAATAAAAGAAGTGCCAAATGCATTTGTTAAGTTTCTAATAAATCCACCAGTTCCTACCATTATATCTAATGAACCTCCATTATTTACTTGTCTTATCATTCCATCTACCATTCCACTAGTACCTAATGTATGAGTTAGTAATTCAAATTGATTTGCTCGTATTCTTGGATCAGAGAATACAAAATTCATTGTTAATAATCCTTCTTCTAAACTCATGAATTCTGTATCGTTTTCTCTGAAACTAAAACTCTTAAAAAAAGGAACGTTGAACTCTAATCTATTTGCATCAGTAGAGCCAGCTATTGCAAATTGATTTCCTCCTACTATGCCATTATTAGAACTAAAATTAATCATATCAACATTATGTATATTCTGAGTTTGTAAATTAAGATCAGTAGACATTTTCATTCCACCACCGTTTGTTGTATTATGTCCTAAGCCATCCAATACAAACATATCTAATTGAGTGTATGAAGGTGCAGGTCCCCTTACTCTAAAGTTCATAGTTTGCGGATTACCAGTTCCAAAAGGAGGATTTACACCAGCTAGAAATTCTAATCCAAATCCAGCTAAATCAATTATACTTCCTGCATTTGGAAAAAATATTCCTTGAACATTGAATATATTATTAGTATACATATCAAGTCCATCTTGTCTAAATTCATATTTTAGATCACTATTAGTTTGTCCAGTATTTTCAAACCATAGTTTAACAGTTTTTAATTTTGGCACATTAATATTGATTCCAGAATTACCACCACTGATTCTTCTTTGTCCATGATCAATAGATGAAACAAACCCACCAAATGCGTCAAATTGAGCTTGATCTAGATTAATAATATCATTTGTAACCATATCCAAATTTACATTTGATTTATTAACATTCAACCTCATTTCCATGTTTGCATTTACTCCATTATCTACGTAAAATGCATGATGAGAACCAGCACCTGTTACAGAATAATATAATCTTGCATTCGATGTTTCACTTGTTATGTGAGCTGTAAATGAAGGGCTATCTGTAAACCCAAGAAATCTTACATCTTTTATATTAAAGTCATGCATGAGTAAATCAAAAGTATCTAATGTCATGTGTGGAAACCCACCAATATACCATCTATATTGTTGTGATGGTGGAACATTTGCTTCTATTCCCGTTCCAGAAGTTGAAAGTCCCTTTACTGTTGCATCAGTAGGAAAACTAAATCCTCCAGCTGGGGCAAATCTTAATTTATCTAAATTAAAAAGATCATATGTATTAGCATCATGATCAACTTGCCATGGAGTATCTTGACCAGCTCCAGCCGGTGCTATTATCTGTGCATGATAAGTTACTCCTCCATCAGCCGTAACAAATTGTATTAAAGTTTGTGAATTTACAGCAGAATCTATTTGTGTTAATATTGAAGCACCGTTTTTAACTGAAGCCGGTAATGCAGTCAAAGTACGACTTCCTGTTCCATCTTGAACCAGTAACACATAAAATTTAAATCCATTTGATGAAGGTGGTGGACTACTAAACGTTAATGATATATTTCCTATCATTCTTATTCTCTTATAATGACCGTTTGCTTGATTTAATGATAAACCAACAGCTCCAGACTGATCTCCTAAATCCTCTTTGGGATATAATATAGGAAAATCAAAAACATTTCCAGCTCCACCACTTGTAACACTTGATAAAACTGGCACCCATCCACCATCAGAAGTTACATTGCTTGCTCCTTGATATTGAAGAATTACTATTGCATTTTCTATTATATTAAAAGAAGAATCTAAATCCAAATTTCCAGTATTAGCATCGGTTGTTATTGCTCTTCTAAGCCTTATTGTTTGACCATTCTGTGCTCTTAATAACACTATTTGTCCGTTGTTTTTTGCATTATCTATAAAATGAATTTCATATGGCGTTGCTACACCTTCTACAATAATTGAAGCTGAACCAGCGTTTAAATGACCTCTGCCAGTTTGTGTATATAACGTTCCATCAACTTTTGCGTTTCCATTTATGCTACCGTTTAAATTTTCGTTATTAGTAAATGTTCCGCTTATCGAATTTGGTTTAAGTGTTAAAACACCTGTAGTAGAAGTAAGTATATCTATATCTCCTATTATTGCTGTCGCACCAGAAGTTCCACCAGTAATTGTTTCATTTATCGCAAATTCCATGTTTGGTACTAGCGTTTTATAATTTAACTTATTTATTACACCAGTATCTTTGGTTAATCTAATTACATTAGGAATAAATGTAGCAGTTCCTGTAGTTGGTAACGAACCACCAATACTAGAGCTTAATTTTCCACCTCCTCTTCCTCCCGAATTTAGTGGAAATGCTTTGGCAAACTGCTCTTCTCTTATTTTTGCTACTTCTTCCTTTAACGCTCTTATTGCGTGATCTGCTGTATCATTATCATAGCTCATTTATTACACCTCCTCTTCAAAAACAAACTTTCGTTTGCCTGTAATATGTACCATATATCCATCATTATCTATAACATGTTTTACTTCACTGCATATAAGGTCTTGAGTACCGCCGGGAACTCTACTTCCACTTGCAACAAACTTTTCACCAAATCTTAATCTTACATCTCCGTGACCTTGCATAAACCAAACTTGTTCAACAAATTTCTTTCTTTCCCTTGATGCTTGTGATTTTATTTTTAAGTTTAAGTAATCAACTTCAGATGCATCGTGGTCTAATATTGCTCTTGAATTAGAACCTAATGTTTGAAGTGATTTATTGTTTGAAGTTGTATATAGTTGTTTTTTAAAATGAAGTTCATCTATTGCCAATCTAGCATTATTAATAAGTAAATCATTTGGTTGATGTTCTTCGCCCGGCAATCCTTGAGAAATAATAAAAGGAAATATTGATCCTGCAACTTGTTCTGATATACTTTTTACATAATCGGGAAACTGACTTGCAACATATAGTCCTTCGTTATTGTACCCTGCTTCATAAAATATTCCAATAGCTTTTACAAACCTCCAGTCAAATTCCAATCCTGACCATTCTTTCTCTTTTAACAACCAATCTGTTTCCAAAACAATACCAAATAATTTAAGATATTCGTCATACCTTCCATGATGTAATTGTCCTGCTGAATTTTCACCAAATGACAAATCAAATACATCATATTGTCCGTTTCTTGATATCTTAATTGGTGTGTACCAAATTCTATCAAAAATATCTACAGCCCAACAAACCATAGGCATATCTGCATAACCAAGAACCAAACCTCCAGTAATTGAGCCATATAATGATAATCTTGCTTTAAAATGAATTGTTTGTATTCTACCCAAGTCTTCACTATCAAGACCTCTATTCCATCCATATTCTCCTTTATGGTTTAATGTTAAATTATTAGTATCTATAACAGGATTTTTATATACATCACCAACATCTCTTGAAAATGTAGGTATTTTCATATATGGAAATTGCATAAACCACCATGCTCCTAAACTAGTATAATTTTTCTTATCTCCTCCTGTTTCACCGGTGAAGTGAAAATTACTTTCAAATGGGTTCCAATCAAATCTTAACTCAAATGCTTGACCCGGAATTCCAGATGCTCCTTCTACTAATTTAATATCTTTACAAATATGTAATGGAGATTGCCTTGTTGCACTACCGAATGTTTGTATATCAAATAAAAATGAAATTGCTGTACCAACAATGGGTCCAAGTGCAGTGACTATAAAAAAAACCCCAACTGTTGTTAGTCCATTTACTATTTGTTGCCATATTGAATTATCTACACCGCCGGGTGCAATATCCAAAACATTCCAAAACTTTTCCCACTGATTTGTGTCGTTTTTCCATACTAACATAACTCCAGTTGCTTGATGACAAATAACCTCACCATGTTCTGGAGATTTGCTGAATTCCCAATCACTAACTGAATCATTTGGATTAAAATCTGGACCGACATATTCTGCTATTTTATTATCTTGTCCACTAAATATTCCTGTAGGATTTTCTGAAACCAAATATCTTGCACCAAGATAACATTCTTTGTCTGGTGGTGGTGCATCTAGAGTTTTTATTACGTCTTTTCCTACTACTTGCTCATATTGATTATCAGCTTCTATTCTGTCAAAGTTTGCTCTTACATAATTCCAATCTGGAACAACTCCTTGATATCCTGCTGTTTCAAAATTATCTTCTTGTTGATTATCACCAATACCAAACAATGTTCCTGCTCTCATTGCTTCAAAATCAGCAGTCCATGGAGTATAACTAAAGAATCGTGTTCTTCCACCTCTTCCTATAGTTATTGCATTAGAATCAAATAACGGATGATTAAGTCCTCTCAAAAATGTTTGTCCTGTGTCAGCCCAATAACTTGTTCCAAAAGGTGCTGGTTTATATATTGATAGATTAGTTGGATTATTTGGTACATCTTGAATTGCTTTGTAAAATCTATCGACTGGACTTGGACCTGAATCTGGTTGAACTATTATATCGTCTTTTTTATAACTTGCATATTTATTATAATCTGGAATTGTTACAAAATCTTCTTCCCAATATGCTTCTTTAAGAGGATCAGTTGTAGGATTTCTATTTATGTTTCCTGTTGTTTGTATTGCTTTAAAAAATCTTATTTCATCTAAAAACGGATCAAGAATTCGTACTTCACTTTGATTTGTTCCTAATGTTCCATCATAATATTGTGTGGTTGCATCCCATTCAGGTCTTATTTTTGCATGTTCCCATAAAGAAGAAAATTTTGCATTTTCCATAGGTAGTGTTCCACCAACTGGATTACCTTCCATCACAACATGGTTTTTAAACTTAATCAAATCGACATTGATTGTTTTATCTTTTTCTGTACCCGAAACAAATTCAAAAAGAAGTGGATCTATTATTACTCCTCTATCAACAGTTCCTTCTTCTTCTGCTTTTATTGTTACTGCTTTTGTTGAAAGAACAAGTGGTTCATAATCAAAAAAGAAATCTCTAAAAACACCGCCTGCAATACTTGGTAAAGACTGTGATTTTGCTATAATTCTAAATAAATCATGTGTTGAGGTTGGTGCTAATGGTCGCCATTCTTGACTTAATGATTCTGCATCAGGTAACTTTATAGTTTCATTTATTCCAACAGGATGTATTAATTGAGTATTAGTTTCACCTTTTATTGTATTATAGGCAGTTATTCTTCTTACAAATGCTTCTTGTGGGGTTTTAAATGGAAAAGTTATTCTTTCTGAATCCAAAGTTTCTCTTGTATGATATTCAGTAGAAATTAATGTTATCTTAAGTGTTTCTCCCGTTAATGCATCATCTATTAGTGTAGGTTGTCCTATAAAAAATCTAAACAGTCTTCCTTCTTCTTCATATACGCCATCCTTATCTCTATCTTGTTTTATTCTTGCTTGTATAATGTAATTATCTTTTGCACCTTCATTTATTAATATTGGTTCTTTTCTTACAAATGTTCCATCTGGTGGAATTCTTAAAGTAATAATCCCACTATTTTGTAACTCATTACCTGTGTTAGTTAGCTCTATTCTAGCCCTAAATGGTTGTAAATTGCCATTAATCACTTGACCTTCAGTAATTGGAGTTGGTGCTTCAAAGTCTTTATCTAATAAGATTATTTCTTCTTGATAAAACGCGTTTGTACTTATAAAACTCATATTTTATCACCTCATTGCACTCCTATGGTTCCACCAGAAGTTAAAACCAGTTCAAAATCAAAGTTTTTAGGTTTACCTCCTACTCTTGAAATTGATAATTTTTTTATAGTAAGTCCAAATCCATCTGTAGGATCATAATTAAATGGTGTTGAAACAGTGTTGGAAGCTTTAAATCCAAATTTACCATATTGATGATATTGTCCTTCTAATTGTAATAGTTCTGCAAAACCCTGTATTTTTAATATATCAAAACTGGCATCTCTAAAACGTCCTCTAAATACAAGCGTAAGACCTTGTAACCCGTTATCCTGTTTATTAACCACTCTTTTTCCGGCTGGATTTGACACTGGTGAATCTTTTATGTTATTTTCATATACAAGTGAAACAGATTCCAACAATTCTTCTGGCAAAGTAAATTGTAATTTTTGATTAGGAGGTAGATTATTTGGATCAAAGTATGTGCTTGGAACTGTGTGATTAATGTCGTTCCATTTTTTTGTTGCCTCTGTTCTAAAGAAAAGTAATGCATCTGCCATTTTTAAGCACCACCAACATTCCAATTCTGGAATTGAACAACTCTATCTCTTTGTCTTGTAGTATTAGATACTTCAGGGGGTCCTGATTGTAATTCAACGTCTGAAGTAAAGAACACTCTTCCTGCTCTTCTATCTAACATATGATCTAATTCTGCAATTTCTTTAACTTGATCTTTTACAGTTTTTCTTACATCGTAAGGTCCTCCATCTCCATATAGCTTAACAACTTCTTGAAAAATTTGGTCTGCCATTTCAATAACAGCAAGTGCTATTAATCCATATATTCCGCCTTTTCCTATAAGTCCTTTTAATTTTCCTATTCCAAACCCAACTGGATCTGCGTTAATTTGTAAAGCTTGTGAAAAATCATTTTGTACTTTACTTAACATTGCCTTCTGTTCTGCTAATTGATCTCTAATTTCTTTTTCTATTTTCTTTTGTTCTTTCTTTTGTTGTTCTGCTAGCTTTACTGCTTCTTCTAATTGTGCCTGTAATCTTATAATAGTTCCCATTGGAGATTTTTCTTGTCCTGTTCCAAATGCAGTTCTTCCAGTCTTTAATCTACCAGTAAATGGATCTCTTCCACCCATTCCTTCAAATCCGCCCGCTTCTGATTCTTCAAAGTCTTCTTCACCGCCTATATTACCTAATGCAGTTCTGTGTTCTGCTAATTGATTTACTTCTGTGATTGTTCTTTTAATTCGCGTTCTTGCTTTTTCTGCCTTCTCTGCTTCTTTTTCTATTTGTTCTACTTTCTTAACAGCGTCATTTAATAATTGATCTTCTTTACTTTGTAAACTTGAGGCTTTTTCAGAATTGGCTTCTGCCTTTTTAGCTAACTCTTCCAATCTACTAGCATCTTCTTCCATTTGCCTAATATCGGCTTCAGAAAGTGGCTTATCTAAATTAATGTCCTTTTCTACTGGCATATCTCCTCAATCTCTTCTTCATTTATTCCAAATTTGCAATTATAGCAAATTACATTACTATTATCAACAGTTAAAAATCCTAAATATGTTTCACCGCAATCATGACAGCTTGGTGCTTTTGTTTTACTTGCATCATAAAGTTGCTGTACTCTTTGTTTTATCTTGTATTTTCTATTTGCCCTTGCTAAAGCTTCTTTCCCTTCAGATGTTTTTCTATACCTCTTTTGTCCTTCATAAATAACATTCTTTACTTCATATTCATCATTAAGACTCTTCATAACTAATATAACCGCTCTGGACTATATTAGCATATTTTATTGTGCAAAAACATGGGCTTTCCACTCTTCTACGTCTTCATTTAGTTTCAGTTGAACTTCAGGTATCTTTTCATTAACAACATTTTTTATAATGTAAAGTGATTTTAATCCACTTACTATATGTCCTTTTGAGAATAATCTTCTTCCATCTTGAATCCAACTTAACAGTTGTTTAAATCTAGGTCTAATCCAGTGATCTTTAGTTCCGTATTCCCGTGCTATTGCCACATCAAAACCTGATTCTGAAAAATAATAATTCTGTAAAGTTACTATTACTTTATCTCTTTCAATTTTAGATGTTATAATTTTGGTGTTCATCCATATCTTTTGAGAGAAGTTAGCATTTCTCATTCTGTTTTGAATTTCATCTATAATCAATTCATTAACCCATCTTTCTGCACTTCTTAGTAAGACAAAATCAATATTATCTCTTATATGAAATATTTTATTCTTATACTTTTGTGCATCTTCTACTGATGGTATCAAGGTGCATCGCTATTTATTGTTCTTCTTACTTCAGATATACTTATTACTTCTCCGGAAACCGGTATACTTACAGTACCACCACTTGCTCCCAAAGTAACGGGACCAAACTTATTTGGATCTAAAACAAATTTAAAATGTAAGAATTTTTCTGTTGTATCTCCAGCGGGACCGCTTTGTGCTTCAAGTGTTGTAACAAATATTATTTGAATTGGCTCATATAACTCGTTTTTAAGCATCCAATAAGAAACTGTCTTTTTATCCGAAGATGTGTCTGGATTTGCTTTATTATATTCATCATCTATTAAATCAGAAGTAAGTTTTAGATTCATATCAAATGTATGACCATGTCCAGCTGGATCTAATACTTTTATACCGGCATCATCATAATGTGGATCTCTTAACCAATTAAATGTAACACTGGCTGTTTGTCTTTCTTTTAATCTAAGGTAATTAGCTGGATTATTTGGATCTTGAAATTGAATAAACCCTTTAAATGCACGAGTTCTTAATCCCTGCAAGTTAAAATCAATTATAGCCATAACCTACATTCCTCTTTATCGTTTAAAAACATATATTTTTTTACCATGTTCCCACCACGAAAAACTGTGTTGTAACCTTCTCAACTTCACCATAACTACTAGTTCTTGTGCTTGTTCCTACTAAAAATAGCACATTTTTTGGCACTCCGTTTCTTACTAGTTTTCCCTTAAATTCTTCCCTTGCTGTATGTAGTTGATCTACAAGAACATCTATATCTGGAGTAGATTCATAGGTTATATTCAAATCTCCTTCCCTTAGTTCCCTTGGATCATATTGAACTTGCCCTGTATCTATACTATGTTGATCAACAGTTACACCTGATACATCACTTATTGAAAGAGGTTGAATTGAAAGAGGTCCTGAAAGTGGAGAACCAGATCCATCACTATCCAATTCAAATGAATTATATGCACCAACAATTCCATCCCCTGTAGTGGATAAAATCTGTCTAAAAGTAAATCGTAATGTGCTTGTACTACCATAAATTGCACTATCAGTAGTTGAGGTATTCCAACTCTTTTGTTCAAAAAATATTTTTCCCGGTGGTGGTATATCAGCATTTTCCAATAACGTTAAAATTTCATCTTCCGTTACTAATCTATCGGCTTCTTCAAATTCTTCTTCTCTTGTATACTTTAGTAACAGTTTTATTTCAAATGTTGTATCTACCGTAGTTTTTTGAACATCTGACGTAGTTGATGGCGAACCAACCCTTCTTACTTCCACGCTTGGATAATCTGGAAACTTTTGTTCTTGAGTGAAGAACCTTAATAGCTTGTATGGATATGTTCCAGTTTTTAATATAGTTACTACCTGATCTTGAGTAAGTGTATCCGCCTGAAAATTGCCTGAAGCACTCATGTTTAAATCACCGTAAAGTTAATCTCTTTGAAATTTTTTCTATCTGTTATAATTATAATAGCCGGTTCATTAACTATTGATGAAGCTGGTATTGTAAATGTTATACCTGAAAATGCTCCATTCTCATCTGTTAATGCTTGTGCTGGAATAGTTGTTACTTGTATCCCGTCAACAGTAATTCTTAACAAAGCATTGGGTAGCCATCTGCTTCCTTCTATTGTTACAACCTGACTTGGAGGACCAAGAGCTGGATCTAATACAATTAATGGTATTTGTCTAAATGGCACATTTCTTGTATATCCAAATCGTCTATCAAGATAATTATCTAAGTTTTTTATTGCCGTATCCCAAACCAGTGGTTTTTCCGAAGTTTGTAATCTAAATTTACCTATAACCAAATCTGTTGCTATTGCTTTAAGTTCTTCATCTATTGATGGTTCCCCGTCAACAGTTAAAGGAAGTATGATATCATTACCGTTGAAATCAGTAGTTCCTAATTTATTCCTAATCCTATTATTTACAAGATCGTCTACTTCCTGTATATAGAGATACATTTCGTCTTTTAAAGTATCATCATTTAATCTTAATTTTTCCTTTACACTTTCCCACTCTATTAAACGTGCCACATTATAGATACATCTTACTAGTATTTAATTATAAATAAAAAGAAAGTGGCTAAATAGCCACTGGAATAGGTACTTTACCTGTATAATCAGTTGTTATTAATTCGAAGTTTTGTAGTATTTCTGCATGTGATTCATTAATCTCTTCCTTTCTGTTTTTGCTCTTTTTGATGGTTTCCATATTGCTTCCTACGTAAGTGGATGCCATATAGATGCCATAAAGGGTTCCATCCCAATCCATTTTACCATTAAGAGTTTTGTCTGACTTGGTAAACAATCGTTTCCAGATTGCTTTTTGCATGTATTGTGGGATAGGCAAGGCGTTGATTCTCTTTTTTGCTTGTTTCTTAGTTACTTCGATTTCACGGAGTTTAAAGACTTTCTCAGGTAGAACATCTAGGCTTTCTAGGATTGCTCCAATGTGTTTGTTGATTTCTCTTGCAATTTCTGTGTTTGTTTTCATATGTCTTAGTTTGATTTCTGACGTTGAATTGTTAGAAATCATTCCATTACCACATATTATAACTACTGCTCCACCATAGAATCTTAGTGATTTATCACCATTATTCTTATTGATGTAGCTTACAGTTTTTGCTATTTCTGAACCTTTAGTCACTGCATTTAACAATTTATAGATGCCATTAACGCCTTCAAATTTGACAGTTTTCTCAAATCTGATTCCTTCAGCAGTTAATCTATCTTCGATTGTTTTTTGAATGAATTCTTGATCTACTGACATATATTTGTTGGAAGTAAATCTAGTTACTATTCCGCCTTTATGCAGTATTTGGAATTTCTTTGTTGGTGACTTTGGATATTTGTTTTGGATGTATTTGTTATGTGTTTCTATTCCTTCACCTTTTCTCAAAGTAGCCCTAATTTGTGGTACTAATTTGGATTTACGAACTTTAATGAAGGTTAAGAATTTACTGAATGGTCTTCCTTGAAGTACGTATTTTGTTCCAGAGTTTTTTGGACTTAGAACTATTTGCGGTACATCAATAATTTTTCCGTAGTGATTGACTTTTACCATCTCTAAAGAAGGCATGTAATCTTTCTTTCTGATTACGTCAACAACTGAATTTTTTTCGTCTTGTATTGCTTCTACGTTCATGCTATATCTATATACTAGACGGTATATAAAGGTTTGTTTTTAATCCCTGCGACACAAGCACTTATATACTATATGGGATAAGGTATAGTATGAAACAAATACTTAGTGAAGAAACCTGTAATAACAGGCATTTTTACAAATGTGTTATCAAGGATAACAAATGTGTAAATTGTGATAGATCCTATGTTAAAGAAGGAACCATTATAAAGTCCGAATGTAATGATTGTGGTAAAGTTACAAACATTATAGTCGAACATGTATGGCATGAGGGTTATTATAGGGGATCTTGCCAAGAATGTTTAGATAACCACAAAGCAATCTCTGAATTATATGGAGACTTTACTGGAGCTTGTGAAACATTAGATGGTGATGCAATTAGAGTAATGGAAGAAAAATCACTTGATAAGATAGTCAAGCTTCCTACAAGCCAATTAAAAACATTCTTAAGATCCATGAATAGTTCTATAGAGCGATAATCTATAGAATCCCCTTTGTTTTAAAATAAAAAAAAAAGAAAAATAAGTGTGATTCTTATAGGTGTGACAATCTTACTGTTGCTTCTACGTTCTTAACTACTGCAGAGATTTTCTGAGTTCCAGTCAAATGAATCAACTGTCTCTCGTTCCTTCGCTGAGCTTCCATTGTTAAGTCTCTTCCTGAAACTAAACCAAATGCTACATTTGGAATAAACATTACAGATCTTTTTCCACCAACGAAAGTTGTTGGAGCTATTGCAGATGATCTCACTAGATTTGTTCCAGCGATTCTTTCTACAGTTGCTTCTGTAATTATTGCAGGTCTAGAGAATCCAATGTATGAATCCAGATCTGGATCTAATGTTAAGTCACGAATTCCTTTACCGCTAGTGTATGTGATTAAGTTTGAATCGTCTAAACCTTCATCTTGAATTACTCCCTTTGCAGAAAGTAATCCTCTGTAGGTTAAAACTCCTAAACCACCGGCATCAGCTACTATTTGAGTTCCTGTATTACCATCGACCCATCTACCAGCTTTTGTACCACCACCTTTTGCCTTTCGAACAGTTGCTGAACCTGAAGAACCTGCATCGAGGTTGTAAGCTCGAGTCAAAACTTCTACTGATTCATCATTTATGCTCTCAAGTGCAAATGAACGGTTTGCTGAAGCAATAATATCAATCGGACTTTCCTCAGTTTGTTGATAACCGATATCTATCCTTGTACCTCTTGGATCTGTCTCTGTTCCAGCACTTCTTATGATTGGTGAAGATAATGGAACTGCTACAGCCGGATCAGTGTCTCCTTCAACGATATCGCTGAAAGTTACTGGTCCAAAGTCGTAGAAGAATGCTTCTCGTGTTCCCGGAGGCAAAACTTTTGTCTCTGTGAATTGACGAATTGGAGTTACTACTTTTCCACTAGGTAATACTAGAACTTGTTCTGACATGATTCTCATAAAGTCTCCGTCAGCTGGTCCTGCTACTGAAATTGTTACTGCTTCTCCGCCATAAGTCTTACCCACTTCTGTTTTTGGAACTGGGAATTTTAACTCATTGCCGTTGGCATCAAATTTCTTGTAGAATTGCTTACCGTAATTCTCATAGATTTTCTCCTTGTTAATGTGCCAGATAAATGCTGGACTTACATTCTCTTCTCTTTGAACCGCTCTGAACCATGCAGAGGGTTTTGATATTTCTGCCTCGACAGCACTGGTCTTAGAACCATTTGCATAGACTCCTTGTGGAGTGTTTACTAATGCTCTTGGTTTTGAAGACTCTTTTGCTTGTCTAATTCGTGCATCCAAATCAGCTTCTTTAGCTAGTAATTCTTTAGCACGTACTCGCATTTCGGCTTGTTCTAGTTTTCTCAAAGCTTCGGCTTTTGCAATTTTATATGCATAAGTTCCGTTTCTTCGAGCCTCGCTAGTTTTGTCAGCATTTGATCCAGTTAATTTAGTTGGATCTACTGCTGGTTCGCTACCGTCTTGTCCTGTAATCAAATCGGTTATTACACCTTTCTCATTGTCATCTGGAAGTTCTGATCCTTCAACAAGATCAACATCGATCCCGTCTACTGTTTCAGCCTCTCCAGTTGCAGATGAAGCTTTTGCTACTGGTTCAGGTATTGAACGCTTACTTGCGTCACCTAAGTCAGATTTTTCACATTTTCGAGTATGTGCGTTCCAAATTTGACCATCCGGACAATTTGCACCACCAGCAGTTCCGTCTGCACCATTATCTGGTACTCCGCTTGCTGGAAGTTTTCCTGTTGGCTCTATTTGATCGCTAACATCCTCTGTTGCTTTTCTAACCTTTGTAGGCATACTAATTAAATTTAAGCATAATTCCTTTATAAGCATTTAATAAGTATATATTAGGGGTGTTTTTAGTGTAATTTTTCGTGCCTATTTTTATGCAGTTGTTGAATTATAATTAAATGGTGTTGAAGTTGTAGTTGCCATTACATCGGTTGTAGTAAATGTAATATTGCCTGTTTCCGATGAAGTTAAATATGGTATAGCTAATGATTCTGCTATTATTGTTTGTTTCGCCCTTTTCTTTAAGTTTGCTTCTACTGCTTCAATAGTTGCTATTGGAAAACCGGGGTGATATACTAATGAAACTTCTCTAAATTCTGCTCCTCTAATAAGTGTATAACATTCTTGATCACAAACTTGTGGAGAATCAGAATCATACCAAATTCCTAATGATACCGCCATTTGTGCATCATCTACTTCCCTTTGGAAGAATTTGTCTATAATTACTCCTTCATAATAAAGTGTTAATTCTTCGGCTACCCATTTTAGTTTAACCCATCCTATTTGGTAATCTTCATTTTTTTCAAGAGAACCTCTCATTTTTTCGTCTAATCTATCTAATTCTTCTTCTGCTCCCGCTACATTGCTATGATTTAATAAAAGTGGCAATGTTTTACCGTCACCTTTTGCTAATTCTTCAGGGAGATAAATACGATTATTTAAAGAAACTCCAGCATATGCTAATACACCTTTTATTTTCTTTCCTTTTTGTTCAATAGTTGGTATTCCAAATAAAAGACCAACTCCTTCATGTGCAGGTCTCTTTAATTTTAATATATTTATTTTTCTTTGAACCCAACCTTCAAACTGTTTCACTGATTTAGGACATACTAGGCACTCTAAGCTTTTTTTTTCAAATGGGTTTTCGGAATCCTTTTTCTTTTCGAATGGATTATCTGCCTTTTTCTCAAATGGGTTCTCTTTCTTTGGTTCTTGAGGCTGAGTTGATTGTTGTGGTTGTTGATTTAATGGTGGACTTGAACCCTGCGGTTGCTGTGTTTGATTTGGTGGTTGATTTGGCATTTGGGTTGGTGTTTGTTGTAATCCAGATTCATTTGGTTGCACACCATCTACATTGCCGTCTCCTCCACAACGTGGACAATCTTTTAAACCTAAATGTTCAACGGTTACTTTACCAGTACCTTTACAAAAATCACAATTACCTATATCATTTTCTGAAGCTTTTTTTTTAACTTCAGTATAAACAGTTTTAAATTTTAATATTCCTTTCTCTTTCATAATTATTTTTTCAACAGCAATAACTTCTTCAACTGGTTCCTTTTGTTCTATTGGTTCCTCTTTTGGTTTGTCTACGTTTTGAGTTATATTTCCTTGTGGAGTATTAATAGTTGGAATTTCTGTTGTTTCTGCTGGTTTTTGAACTGGCAGTTCTTCTTCGTGTACTTCAAAAATGTTATACTTTTTATATTTACCATTTGATTCTTTTATTATAATACTTTCACTAGTTGGATTTAATTGAGGTGTACTTGTTGCAGTTGTTGGTTGTGGCATTGATGATTGTGGGTTTGGAACTATATCACCTTGTTCCTCAGCATCTTTAACATAATAATCATCATCTAATTCTAATACATCTTCGTCTGCTTCTTTCCAAAATTTGTTATCATACTCCAAATCATTGTCTTCTGCTTCTCCAGCCCTTGGAATGTAAATTTTTCCATCATATTCTATTGATTCTACTTTATTATATGATTCACCATTATATTCAAGACTTTGATGATCTTCTCTCCTTTTGTCTTTATTTTCATCTTCATTTTCTATATGTTTTGAACCATTTAGTTTTCCATATGCATTGGTTTTCTTAATATCTGAATCTTGACTAACTTCTGAACTTCCTTGATGTCCTACATTTGCTGGTTCTGCTTGATCTTGTGGATTTGCTGATGGTTCTGCCTTATCCTGTGCTGGATTTGCTGGCGATAATTCACCTTGTCCAGAAGCAAATGGATTTTCTGCTTCTCTTGAAGAACCTTGTGGAGATGTTAAATCTTGTGGATCTTCTGTTTTTACATCATCGGCATTTGGTGAAGTTAAAGATTGAGTTTGTTCTGGAACTTCTGCCTCATTTTGTTTTCTATCAATAGTTGCTACATAAGCGTCTGCCCTTTCTTTTGGCAATCCCTTACTTTGTTGAACTGATTTTGAGGCGTCCTCAAATTTATCATAAGTTTGATCCCCCATCTTGATAGGCATATCTAAATTACCTCTTCGTCATTTAAAAGCTTTCTTTTTTTCCTTTCTTCAATCATATCCATTTCAGCCTCATTTGATACAAATCCCTTACAATTACACTCTATTCTATCGGGCTTTCTTTTGACTATTTTAAGGCATCTTACGTCTATGTGGCTAGAATACTTGTGTTTACATCTAAAACATGTTCGAGATGAGCGAGGCGGTCTTTTCCACCATTTTTCTGTCTCTTTTACCTTTTTAACCATTTTGAGCACCATAAATATACACTTTTTCGCCTTTCAAACTCTTTGCAAATTCTCTAGCTTCTTCCGCAGTATTAGTGTGTTTTACAACGGTTAGTCTATTTCCTATATCTGAATATTCATCATATGTACAAACATTGAATCCTTTCTTTGGTGTTGTTCTTAATTGTTCCTTGATAACTAATTCTATGTAACTTTCATCTGTCATTGTAAGCACCCTATTATAACCAATTCTGGTGGACATTCTGGCGGATTTGCTTTTTTACCACTATCCAAATCATAGAAATAATCCGACATCTTATAAGAATAATCTGTTATAATGTTCATATTTTCTTTTAAATATTCCTTCATTTCATTATCAAATGGTTTATAAAATTCATGAGCCCAATCTGCCCATTTTTGCTGATTTGGCGTTCTTACCTGAACTTCAGAAACTAATCCTTGTTTATCAATAATTGATAAGTGAACGCTTCTATATCCTCCTTTTGAGTTTTCTAAATATTTTTCTTCATTTACAATATTATAATTTTCTTTCATATGATTGACTGTTTTATTTACATCATTTAGATTTTCTAATACTAGTCTAACTGCTGATATATCATTTAAATCAGATACATCTTTATACAAATTAGGTCTTCTTGCTAATTTTTCTATCATACTGTAAGTTGTTTTCACTCTTCCTGTTACATCTGCATTAGGAAATTCTTGTTTCAAACTGTCAATAACCTCTTTGACTCTTTTTTGATGTTTATCTTGTAGTTTTTCTGATTTGATCGCTTGTTTGGTTGCTGTTTCATGATCAAATTTATCTGGAAATGTGTTCGTAATATCCCTAATTGCATCTGTTCTTTCAATTTGTCTTGAATCATCTATCTTCACCTTTGTTGGTTTTCCCTTTTTTTCTTCTGGCTTCCTTCCTCTTCCCCTTGTATCCCATCCTTTCTTCGCTCCTTCTGGCGTTCCTGTTTCCTTCGACTGATCTTTTTTTTTTCTCATATCTTTGAATCTTGGTGCTCCTATTACTTTTTTTGCTGGATTTACAAATACTTGTTCGGACTGAACCCTCATTCCATCAGAAGTCAAAGCCTCAGATACTTTTTTATCTTCGTCTTCCCCTAATACTGGTTCCCAACCTTCTTCTTTTGGTTCTTCTGGATTAAACAGTTTTTCTACCCTTCCTTGTGGTTCATCAGGTGTAGTATTGTCGAAAACATTGGTATTATCTTGATTTTGTTTGTCTAATTCAGCATTAAATTGATCTTCTGATACCATTGGTGGTTGATTTATAGGCTCATTTTGATGTCGCTGTCCTTCCAATTCTGCCTCATATTCCTCCTTAGTTACAATCTCATTTTCCAATTCAACGTTTGGTTGAGTTTCATCTGAATCTGGAGTTTGATCAAATCTTAAATCTGGAACTTCATTACCTTGTTCATCAGTTAAGTCTGTATAATTTACTCCTGTTTCTGGATCTACATGTAATTGGTCTGGATCTATCTCATTTGGATCTACTCCTTGATCAATATTTTGTCCTTGTGATGGGTCTGCATTTGGCACTGGTATATCTTTCTGTGTTGGTTGAACTTGCTGTACGTCTTCTGGCTTTACGATCATTCCATCATCATGAGGAACAGTTCCTATTGGATCTTCTCTAGTTGGATTTTGTAAGCTATTAGTTTCATCAGGTCTTACATTTAATCCACTTTGATCTATTGGTGGATCGCCCGGCGTTGGTAATGTAGAATAATCATCATTTCCTGTTAATTCAGCTTGTTTTAATCTATATTGATCAGATTGTCCTATTGCTGGTTCAACAGCATTTCCATCTTCACTTATATCATTCTTAATATCATCTAAATTAGTTGCTTGATTTGTAGATTGTCCTTCTTTTGGTGGTCTACTTGGATTTATTCCAGATATGTTGTTTACTGGTGTTTCTTGTAATGGAGTATCATCTAATTGTGCTTGACCTTTTTGTGGTTCATTTAGATGTGGATTTGGATCTTCAAAAGGTAAACTTGGATCTGAGTCTTCTGGCTTCTTTGCGTCTTTATGTGGTTCTTCAAGTGGATCAGGTTTTTTATTTATTTTTTCCGCTTCATTTAATTGCTGACTATTCTCAAGTTTCTTTAATTTTCCACTCTTTTTATCTTCTTCATCTTTGCCAAATCCTTCCGCTTTTTCATATGGTGGTTCATCTCCTTTCAGTGAACCTAATTGCTTCAAATCTGGATTTTCAGGTTCATATCCACCTGTTAAACCTCTACTTAAATTATCTCTCTCACGAGGTCCGATATTTGTAGTTTGTGGTTGTCCTTCTTCTGGTTCTGCTGGTTCATTTTGTATATCTGCCAAATCATGTGGATCTTTTATATCACCAGTAGAATCTTGGTTTATTCTTTGGTCTCCAGTTCCGCCTTTAGTATGATCTCCCTTTACCTTACCTTCTAATTCATTAACATAATCGCTTAATTTAACCTGAGGTGGTTGATTAACCACATTTCCAGAAGCATCTACTTGTGGAATTCCTTGTCCTCCAGCATTTGTAAAGTCTATTCCTTGACTATCTCCTCTTTTTGCATTCAACATATTTCTTCTTGCTTCTTCTTGTGGATCTAATATTGGTGGATTCATAGAATCTGCTCTTCTTTGTGGTGCGTTTGGTGGTAGTTCACCTTCAAACTCATCTTTATCCAATCCATACACTTTTCTTAATTCTGGATCTGTAACATCTGGGCGACCCGGCGTATCTAATCCTTGTGAAACATACAAATCAGATGAACTATTGCTTAATGCTCCTGCCTTTGGTGGTAAAGATATTCTTTCCTGTGCTTTTAGAGTTGCTTCTACTGCCTTTAAAACTATTTTTTCCACATCGTCTTCTGTCAATGATTCTCCCTTTTTCTTTCTAAATATAGATGGTTCCTGTTTGTCTGTTCTTGTAGGTGATGGTCTATCTTTTTCAATATCAGGTCTTGGAGGTGTCGTTGGAGCTGGTTTTGTATCACCTTTATCATCTCCTCCAAACGGTGGTTTTCCTTTATCTCCTATTGGTGTTGGTTCTCCTCCTCCAAATCCATTGTTTTGAGCCTGAACCATAGCAGTATCTTTTTGGTCTTGTTTGTCTTGTTTAAGTTCGTTTTGAAATTCATCATAAAGTTGGTCATCTAATGGAATGTTTAATTTTTTATACATTTCTCTCTTTTCTTTAGGTGCTACTGATTCTGGATCGAGTAGTTTAATATCATCCATTGTAAGTCGTTTAACGTTAGGAGTAAATGATACTTCCACTTCCATTTCTTCAAATTCTTTAAATCCCCATGATTCTGCTAATGGTTTTAATAGCTTGTCAATAATGAGTTCGGCAACATCGTTTTGCATGTCCACCATTCTTTGATCTAAAACGTCTAATGGACTTTGAGCACTTGAATAACTAAATCCGCCGGGATGGGATATAACTTTTGAAGCAAAGCCCGTAGCTATATCAATGTGTGAATCTACGTTATCTCCATAATCATCAAAACGTGTTTGTGCCTGTATTTGTAGTTCTTTTGAATCAACCGGTTTATCAAAAATCCATATGTATTGATCACTGTTTGGATCTGCCATTTCTAACTGTACTTGCTTCATTTGATCTTGTGGCATTCCCGGAGCAGATACAATGAGTCTTGGTTTACCCATTTTCTCTTTAATTTCTACTTCAGCATTTTGTAGAATTGCTTGAGCATCTAATAATGGACGTAAGTTTCTATCGGGGTTTATAGGCTGACCTGTGAATTTATCAACTTTTGTAGTTACGGGTCTTGGTGATGCAACAGAAAAGAATTCAGATTTTCCAAATGCTTGTCTATCAGGGTTATTAATCATCCAATGCATAAAGTATTCTGGATCGAGTTCTTTGAAAACACCGTCAACAACTTGTACTAGTTTAAGTTCATTAGCAAACTGATCCCTGAAAACCCTGAATATAGTCTGCATAGGAATATGTTCTACGTTTCCTATTCTTCCATCAGGTGTATATTGAATCTCCATTATTGCGTTTCCTGTAATTAATCCAGATAAGAAATACTCACTAAATTTTTTTCCTGCGTTTGTTGTTTTCCACCATTTTTCTATAAAAACATTAAAATATTCATTGTTAGATTTTATTTCTATTCCTGCACCAATTAGTTTTTGATGAGAAGTATCCATGGATCTTTTAATTTGATCCCAATGATGATAAAATTCAAATAATCGTTCAAATGTTACTGGAGGAAATTCTCCAACTAATTGTTTAGAAGGACCTACCACTGTTGCATTCTTTTTTCTTACAATAGAACCTAAAAGTGAGTTAAATGTTTGAAATACTTTTGGTACTGCTTCACTCGCTTTTCGTCTAAATCCAAAAGCCATGTTTAATCACCCACCATGAAGCCAGTCCAAGTTCCTTTAAATAAATTACCTGAATTAAACTGAACTAATCCTCTAATTTTCCATCTTCCGTCAACATCAAAAATCCCTGCTGAATCTATTTTTTCTATCAAACCATTTTGAGCATCTATAATAGTTGCTACTAACAAAGGCTTTCTTTTTCCTTTTGGAATCTCTAATTCTATCCATACGGTTTGAGCAGTTGTTAGATTCACTGGTTCCCTTTCTGATTCTAAACCTTTAACGTCTTCCGGTGCAATAGTATCTTTTACTTTTGTTATCCGTACACGTAATCGCGTGCCTATGTTACCTACCTTAATATCTGGAATTATGTTTACCATTGACCCACCCTATATATACTTATTGCTAACTTGTTTATAAATTGATAGCCTAATATGCCTTTAAACTTCATGACCTATCACCGATTCTACATCCAAAATTGATTGTGGCTCGCCTACTACCCCAACAAATGCATCTATTCTAAATGATCTAATTTTTGCCAATTTTGCATTTATTAAATATGTTGATTGGTTTCTTTTTATTATTTTTGCATTTATTGTAAATGGTTTATAAGAAGGTTGGAAAATATGAGCATTAATAAAGAATGGTTCATCCGTGGTAACTGCCGATGCGAGAACCAATATAACACTTGGAGTAACGTTGTTTACTGCTGTTCTTCTTACTATTCTAGCATTTACACTTACCTGTGCTGGAAGTGGTGAAAGATGTGCATTTATAGTAAATTCTTTCCTTCCTATTAATATTGCATTCATTTTAAACTCTATCTCTTTTTTACCTTTAGTTATCACACCAACAGAAAATGTTTCTATTTCTATCCCTGCATTAAGCATAGATATGGTGTCTCCATGAATTAATACCTCTGTTGGCGTACTTGAAGATGTATTGTTTAATCCAACATAGCCTATCCACATTCCTGTTACATGTGATTCGAAATCCCATGCATTTGTTTCACTTAATATAGCACTACTATCAAATGCATCTTTTAAGTTAACACCTTCTATTTCAGCTACTGAACCAGTGGGATTTGATAACGAAATAGGTACATCTGATGAATTGTTGATTATCCATTCTGTTCCATTCCATATGTAAGCTTGACTTCCAGAAGTTCCATATAATTTAAACAATATTCCTCTTGTTGATGTTGGTATATTTGGTGTTCCTAATATTAATTCATATCCTACCATTACTCCAACTGGATTTGATTGTAAACTTAAAATATCTGCTCTCATTTTTGCATTTAGTGATAATGGAATATCCAAGCCTGATCCATCTGTTCTAATTATTGCTGGCAAGAATCTTGAAACAGAAACTCTTCCAGTTCTACTTCCAGATCCAGTTCTTGTATATAATTGATCTATTTTGAATGCTTTTGTTCCTTCTACAGGAGACTCTGGCGAAACCTCATGTATATCAATTAATGGTGTAAAAGTTCCACCAGTTACTTCATTTTGACTTATCCATGGAATTGGATTTTGGTCTCCAGTTGCATAACCATCCCATGTTTCTATAAACGAACCCGTAGCTGGAACAAATTTCTGTGGAATTGTTGGTAAATTACCTACATATTGAGATACACAAATATCATCTATAGATCCTTGAAATATTCTTCCACCTCCACTTGCAACATTATTTCCAACCATTATATATCTAAGATTTGTTGGATTTACTCCAATAGCATCAACAGTGATAGGACTTCCTCTTATATGTTGAGTTCTAGCAGAATCTTTATATGTACTCAATCTTAATTTATTATTTTTTAATTCAACTCTTACGTAATAAGGTCCTTTTAATGAAGCATCTGAAGCTGGAAGATTACTATTTGGATATATCCATAAAGAATGTTGGTTTTTTGCTCCAGAAGATGTGGTTTTAGTTGTTGTTGCATCGTTTACTATGCCATTCATTGCTATTGAATCACCAATTACATTAATAAGATCAACTCTAATAGTGCCATTTGTACCTTGTTGTTGTGGATGAGATGTTGTCGCACAAAGCCCTATTGAAATTACGGCTGGAAAGCCAATTTGCCCCATAGCATCATAATCAAGTTTAAAATCAAGTCTAACATCACCCGAAATAACACTACCTATATCTTTATATGCATATCTAGGAAAACTTCCTCCTCCACCATCTAGGTTTAATTTTATCAAATCTGGATATAATGGATCATCAATAAATATTCTAGTATTAACATTGACTCCTACTTTTACCCATCCGATGCTCGTTGAAATATCATCACAAATAGTTACTGCGTGTAATATTATAGAACCACCATTAACAAAACCCCAATCTCTTATTGTACCTGTTAAAACATTTGTTACTTGTGAATTACTGAAATTATATTCTGCTACTGTTGATATATCTATACTATCAAAAAGTATATTGTTGTAAGGAAGTTGTTGTGAATCAGCATTAATGAAAAATACAGTGACAAAACCTGTTACAGAATTAGCATAATTAATACTTGAAGCTGGTAAAATTAAACTCTGTCCAAAATGAGGTCCGAAACTTACACTTGCACTTGTAGATCCTAATAATCCTCCTCCTTTTGGTATTATATTTGCCGATACTGCAATAGCATCAGGAAAATCAACTTGTGAAGCTGGATCATAGATACCATCATATACTGCAAGTCCAATGCTTGATACATATCCAGATATCTCTGACCAAATCAATTCTATGTCACTTCCTATTATACTTTCTATTGGAAATGTTTTGAATAAATACCCATGTCCTAAAGAATTATTAACACTCCCACTAATCATTTGAAATCTATTAGGTGCTGTACTCTCCCGTTGAAAAGTATAAACTGGATTAAATACGCCAGTAGATGTTTTATGTTCTCTAAAATTCCATGCATCTGTTGGTGGTGAAGGTGGTGCTATTAAATCATATGAATAAACACGACCGTTTGTTTGTCCAGTAATAAATAATTTTAATCCATCTGGCTTAAAAAATACACTTGATGGAGCCGTATCTTGAGCACTCACTAAAATACTTTGAAAAAATACTGCTGTTGATACATTCCATGCTGTAGAAAGATTATATTCATATACACGATCATTTGTTGCTCCTGTTACAAACATTTTTAATCCATCAGGTTTAAAAAATACTCCAGTTGAAAATGTATCTTGAGCATTTATATTTTTGCTTTGAACAAATGAAAGTGAAGGATTTGTTATATTCCATGCAGATGATAAATTAAATTCATGTATACTATCATTACCCGCATCAGATATATACGCTTTCAATCCATCAGATCTAAAGAATAAATCTGTAGGAGTTGATAATATTGAACTTAAATCAATAGTAGTTATATCAAATGATGCGGTTGATATATTCCATGGTGTTGATAAATTATATTGATGTATTCTTGTACTACCAACATCGCCTTTTACTATAAACATTCTAGTTCCATCAGGTCTAAAAAATACCCCAACTGGTGAAGATGTGTTTGCATCTACATCAAAAAGTTGAACAAATGAGGCAGTTGTTATATCCCACGCAATAGAAAGATTGAATTCATAAATTTCATTTGATTCACTACCTATACCACTACCATTGATTCTTGAATTATTTACAACATACATTTTCAATCCATCGCTTCTAATATATAATCCAGTTGTAGCATGGGTTGAAGCAGTTACTACCGATTTTGAGTTTAAAAATACCGATGTAGAAATATCCCACGCTGTCATTAAGTACCACCTATCCCGAATGTAGATTCAATACCAATCATACTTCCATCATTAATTACTGATTCTGCTTCAATTCCCACGTCTATCAACTCTCCTATGAATGCACTTATAGTAAAGGCGTTAGTCTTATTTAGCTTTGCGTCAACTGTTACTTTAGCTTGTCCAACTCCAACCAATGCATCTATAGTAAATGTATTAGTGCAGAATAGATTTCCACTACAAGCTAGACATTTTATTAATGCATCTACCAATGGTTTTACTGTATGTGGTGGATCTATGAAACTATCAATTATGAATATTTCATCATATCTATTCACTATCTTTGAATCAATAGTTGTCATCTTGAATGGGAAAACCAATTTGGCATCTATCGTAAATACCTTTGTATTTGGTTGTTCTGCAAACGTATCAATTATAAATGTAGATGTTCCTATCTTTTTTACTAAAGCGTCTACTATTACAGTTTGTAATACACCTAACTTCTTAACCAATGCGTCAACTATACTAGTTAGTTCTATTCTATCAGCCAATAAAGCATCACAAGTAAATGTTTTCACTTTTCTCAATCTCAGTAATCCATCGATACGCCATCTAACATTTCTAAAGTATGTAATTGCATCTACAATAAATAATACTGGAGGCTGTGTTACTGCCAATGAAGCTGTTATATCAAATGTTATTTCTTTGTCTTTTACTATTAATATAGTATCAGTCAAAAATCCATTAACTTCATTCTCTTTCTTTAACAATACATCAACTGTAAATATAAATGGAACAATTATTTTTAAATATGCATTAATATTTATCGTATTTTCTGCTCCAAATTTCTTTACTATTGCATCTACAAAGAAGAATTTACTTGGTTCATTAATTATAAATGCATCTACTATGAATGGAGCAACTTTATTAAAGTATTTTGTTGTTCCGTCTATAGTAAATATCTTTGTTTTTATTTCTGCTATCAATGCATTACAGTTAAATATTTTGTTTATGTCCTCTGTCTTTAGATCCGCGTCTATGAAAAATGTTTCATTAATTGTACCCTTTAATATAGAATCAACACTAAATAATTTTCCGGGTTCAACCAATAATAAACCATCTATACTAAATATTACTAGTGAAGGTATTAATATAGCATCGACTTCAAATCTTTTTATTCCCCCTATTACTATAGCATCTATTAAGAAGTTCTTGATTTTTATATTCACTAATTCCGCATCAATTTCAAATGTTTCGTAAATTGGCAGATATAATACAGCATCTGTTGATAATACTTCTGTAAATGCAGATTGTAATACAGCATCGCATTTTGGACAGTGGTTTCCTATTCCTTCTATGATATCATCGCCATTTATTACTTCTACTCTAATTACTATGTCTTTAGATATTGTTGTCAAGTACATCCATGTTAATGGATCAATTATAGAATTTGATTCTCTTCTCATTACCGCACTTCCAGAAATTACGTTACTATCTGATATAACTGGAATTGCTATACCTACTCCCTTCGGAGCATTTGTATTTACACCTACAAAATGCTGTAATCCTATTACATAATTACCAGTTAAGAATGGTGTTGTCAGATTATCATAAGTAAATATAATTTCTTTCCATACTCCAGATGGTAAATCTCCAGATATATTTTGTGCATTTATAGTGTTTTCTGATGTTGCCTCAACAATTTCGCCAGCAAGGTTTCCTACAACTACATTACTCCATATTTTTCCTGTAATTAATGATGTGTCAGTTATTTCATTAGGAAAACCACTTGCTCTTAACAAAAATGTAACACGTCTTACCTGTTGGTTATTAAGAACCACCTCTTGTCCTATTAACATATCAACACTTTCTTCATGATCTGGAGTAATTGGTCCCATAAATTGTTCTAATCCCGTATCTATTGCAAAGTTTGTATTAGGATAGAAATTACATATTCCGTTGACTCCTAACATCTTTATTAATGCATCTATATAAAATGTCTGTATATTAGTTTCTCTTATTCTCGAATCTACAGTAAATTGTTTATTTATAGTAAATTGTATTAAAAATGCATCTATTGTAAATGTAAAGAAAACTCCCTCTATTAAAACAGCGTCAATACTAAATGTTTTATCTACGTTTTGTAAATTAACTATTGCATCTATTGTTATTAATTCTGCTGGTGGAACAAATGGAATACCATCTATTGTAAATATCTTGTTTACTGCTCCTTTTAACAGTGGATCTACTGTAAATGTCTTTAATGGACTAGCTAATAAAACAGCATCTACATTAGAATATACGTTTCTAACTATATATGCGTCTATATTAAATAGTTTTATTCCTCGTAATCTAGCATCTATACTAAATTTAGATTCTCTTACTAATCTAGCACTTATAGAAAATGTTTCTCCACTGAATCCAGAAAGATGAGCATCTACATAAGCTACTGGACATGGAGATGAAAATATCTTAATATTATCAACTTTCCCTATAGTATCTGGTTCTGCTGTAGGAGCACTTTTGTCGTTTGCGCCAATTATTAACCAACTAAGGTCTAACTGTTCCTTATTTACTGAAGAAGTATCCACATTAACTGGAGATCCTGCTATATGGGTTGTATGTGTTATATCTGTATATGCATTTAATGTTAATGTGTTTCCTAATGATTCCATTACAATGTATCTTTTTGTTCCTGTTCCCACGTTTAATGTTGGTGTATTTACATTAACGAACCCATCATCCAATGTAGCAGATATTATTCCTAATCCAGCCGAATTAATATGTAAAGATGATGTATTAGGATCATTATCTGGATGTAAGCTTGATTTATTAAGCACTATAAATCTTCCTTTTGTTCCAGATAGGTATGTAAGTTCAAAGTCTACTCTAATATTGTTTCCTCTTACTTTTCCTATTCCTCCATATGAATCCAGTTTCTTTCTTCTATATTTTGACTTTAGAATTGGTTGCATTGCTCCAGTGTATCCGCCCGGTGGCATCTGGATATATGCAATTCCATTTAACGGTTCTTGTGAAAGTAGTGATTCTCCATCTATGAATATTTTTTGTGTTCCCCAACCATCTACTACAGTATTATTAACTTCAATACTCCAATTAGATGTAGTTGTAAAGTGTTCTTCAAATATATTCTCAAATGGACATCTGTTATCTCCTAATGCCTTGATAAGAGCATCTAAACTAAATATATGTAATCTTACAAGATATGCGTCTATTGTAAAGTTGCCCTGAATTGCAATATCTGTAAAAGTATCTATTGTGAAAGTTTTTGTTTTTCTTTTGCTTAATAATGCATCTATAGTAGGTCTAGTTCTATATACTAATTTTGCATCAACTGTAAAGTTTTCATCAAATGTATCCTGTAAATAAGAGTCAATAAGGAAATTTGGACATCTATCTGCATATATTACTAAATCCTCTATTTCTCCAGTATATTTTCTTGCACTACCCGGACCTGCAGGACCTACGTTTGAAGCTTGCACATATAAAAATGGAACTTTAATCTGTGATGATACATCTAATTGAACTGGACTTCCTGTTACATGGATGGTTCTTGCTGAATCTGAAAACATACTTAATGTTATTATACTTGCTAGATTCTTATCTATCCTTACATAATATGTTGTGTTATTATTCATTGGAATTGCAGTTGCAGTAGAAAGTACTGGATCTGATATTGTTGATCTATAAAGTATTCTTATTCCTTCACCATCAGGTCCATCTCCTGCATTAATTCTATATTCTATTTTCGGTACTATTGCAAATTGATGACCTATTCTTGTTGTCGTATCAGTAAGTCCAAATACAGCATATGATTCAAATCCTGTACATCCTCCAACGTTATTATGTGTAAACTCTATTCTAAATTCTTCGCCTGTTGGAATTGGTAGTGTTTTTATAGCTTGAGAACCCGGATTAGGTGAATTAACACAGTTATATCTTAACACATTGGGGTTTGCTATTGAATCTACTGTAATCAGTCCAAATGTTGTCCATCCTGTTGATGAATCAAAGTTATCTGAAAATATTGGAGTTAAAACACTACATAAGGTATCTCCAGTCATTTTTAATACTGCGTCTATAGTATATGTTTTAGTTTGCACATATCTTAGTCTGGCTTGAACCGTAAATGTTTCTGTTTGTGTTAATCTTAATCTTGCATCTACTAAAAACACCGCCACTGTTGCTCCGGCTGGTGTTAATATTGAATCTAATGTAAATATCTTAGTTTTTGCTTGTTCTAATACTGCATCTACTGTGAATGTTTTTACCTTCTCTTTTTCTAATAAAGCATCTATACTAAATGTATTATAAATCGGCAGATATAGCACAGCGTCTATCGATAATGTTTCCGCGAAAGTTGCTTTTAATATGGCATCCACTGTTGATACTAATGATGATGTTAATTTTACTCTAGCATCTATAGTAAATGATTCTATCCCACTTATAATTATTGAAGCATCTATTAAAAATAAAGCAGATGGAACTACAAATGGTATTCCGTCTATAGTAAAGTTAAAGTTTTGTGTTGCTCTTAAAATTGCATCTATAGTGAAATTAACATCAAACCTACTTACTAATACTGCGTCTATATCTAATGTTTCGTCAAAAGTCTCTTCAAGTAATCCATCTATTGTAAATGTATTATCAAAAGTATTCTCTAACAATCCATCTACATTAAATGTCTCATCTTGTGTTTTTCTTAATAAGGCGTCTACTGTAAACGTTTCAGTAAAAACTGCCCTTAATCTCGCATCTAATGTAAATGTTTCTGTGTTAGTTGTTTCTAATTCTGCGTCTACTAAAAATGTTTTATCCTGTGTTTTCTTTAATAATGAATCAACTAAGAAAATTTCATTTTGTGTTGCTCTTAATATAGAATCTACAGTAAATGTTTCATCAAATCTTGCTACTAAGATAGAATCACATGTAAATACTTTAGATGGAAATACTATTATGATAGAATCTACAGTAAAGTTATTATCAAATGTTGCTTGTGTAAATGTATCTACCGCAAATTGAATTGCTTTTATTACTATTCCGTCTATCTTGAAAGTCTTTATCTGTGCTAATCTTGCATCTATATCAAATTCACTTGTTTGAACTATCTTTAACCTTACATCACAGGTGAAAGTATTGCTTTGAACTTTTCTTAATCTTGCATCAACGGTAAATGTTTCATCTTGCCTTAATTCTAATAATGAATCTATTAAAAATGATTCAGTACCTTCTTGTTTAAGTAATGAATCTATTAAGAAGTTAAATATTTGTGTAGTCCTTAGTAAAGCATCGCAAGTAAATGTCTCAGTTTGTGTTTGTATTAATATAGAATCACAGGTAAATTCTTTTCTTTGTATTAATCTGGCATCTACAGTAAATTCTTCTAGTGCCGATAATCTCGCATCTATTGTAAATTCCTCTAATGCTGATAGTCTAGCATCTATTGTAAATTCTTCTCTTTGTGCTAATCTAGCATCAATAGTAAAGGTTTCATCAAATGTCATTTCTAATAATCCATCTACTAAAAATGATTTGTTTGTTTCTAGTTCAAGAAGTGCATCTACTAAGAAATTGAATGTTTGTGTTGCCCTTAAAAATGCGTCTACAGTAAATGTCTCGTCAAATCTATTTACTAATATAGCATCACAGGTGAATGTTTCATCAAACCTATTTACTACTATTGCGTCACAAGTGAATGTTTTATCGGTTGATGAAGTTGCCATAACAACCCATAAGAACTTCCATGCACTTGAGGCTAAATTAGTCCAATCCATGGTAAATTTATTAGTTCCAAAAGATGCATCGGCTTCACCGTCTACTGTTGGGGCTCCTGCACCCTGATCTAATATCTGGATTGCTTTAGTATTAGATAAGGTTCTACCATAAAACATTGTTTCATTGGCATCTAATTCTGAAAATCCTCCTGCTATCTCATTTGAACCATCTCTTGCACCTATTACTAAAGAACCTGTTGCAGATGACGTACCTGTTGTTGTTCTTCTTCCTGCTATAGTAATCAATCCTGTTGGTGTGAATGAAGTTGTAGTGTCTTTTGTAGTTCCCGCCGTTAATGCAGTTTCATTACCAGTTTCCCATTTACCACCTTTGATTATTAAGAAACCAATAGGAGATGCTTGAGCATCATTTGTTGTCCATGTAACGTTTAATGTTGTAGTAACACTGACAAAATCAGCTTCTGCTTGTAAAGTTCCACTATCAGAGTCTGTAATTACCATACACTTTGATTCTGAATATGTTTGAAATGTTTCACTTATTCCAACACCATTATCATTTGAAAAGTGATAAAATCCTTCATTTGAAGATGGTACGGCAACACCAATTCCTTGATCATAATCTCCCGTCATAGTATTTACGCTGGTATGATCTGTACACAAAAAGAAAACTATTCCTCTATTTGCACTTATATCTTGTACATCGGAATCTATTGTAATGTTTTGAGTTACGGGTGCTCCCGCAGTTGATTTGAGAACAGTTCCCGCCTGTACACCAGTTATATTAGATCCTCCTAAAACCATGTAATTTATTACTGTTGCTACAGAATCATTAACTACCCAAGTTACAGTAAATTGATTAGTTCCAAATGATATTGTTGCCATTGATTCAGTTGTACCTCCTGCCACTGTACCAAAGAAAATACAACTATCACTTCTTAAAGTTGATTGAGAAGCCTCAGTTCCGACACCATCGTCTCCATCTCCTGCATTACATACATTGTTTGTACCATCACTAAATCCATGGCTATAAGATACATCGCCATCTCCTAATCCGTTGGAAGTTTGAAGTAAAGTTCCCCAAACTATAACTGCCTTTGGATCAAATCCAGTTGATACGTTCTGTGTAGCATTATCTACATTAGTAGCATCCTTAGTAAATTGTCCTACTTCGACACTTAAAACCATGACTAACCCTCATCTAAGGTCAATCCAAGAAATGTGTTAAAGGTAGCCTTTGTAATGTCTCCGAGTTGTATTGCTATTATGCAAGCTTCTAGATCCATCAACCATTTTTCCCTATTTAGATTTCCTGCAGTTGTAGCTGGAAAACTGTCATATTTTGTTTTAAACTTGTCAAAATCTGTTTCCATACTAGCTGATATAGAGAAGAAGTTAATTATCTGTGTTCTTGTAACAATACCGTGACAGTATAATTTGAATGCATTTTCCATTCTATGTCCTGTTACTCTTTCACTAGCTGGTAACGATTGACTTCTTGATATTCTATCTAAAAGAGTCATTTATTTATCACCTTAATTTTAGTAATAAAGTGCTCGCATTTTTTACAATAAAGTCCTTCTAGAGAATCTTCTTTACCATATATCAAGAAACCTGTATGTCCCGTTTTCTCCTTATGATCTAAAATTTCTTTCTGATATGGGATTTGCATTGTATTGCACCTTTAAAGCATTGTATTGCCATACTAATGAGTAGGTAGACTTCCTATATAAGCATAAAATCTAAAAACT